TACCCCCACCCCTCCGGGTCCCCCTGCCCCATATAGGCACAAAAAAACAGGGGACTTGTGGGTCCCCTGCTAGGTACTAGGTAGGTACTAGGTGCCTGAACCGTAGGTTAGGCTTCCTCTTCCTCTTCATCCTCTTCCGCGTCTTCCCAATCGCAAAGCTCAAGCTCTTCGATCAGGTCTTCCAGAGCCTCTTCGGGGGTGGAGCCAAAACCACGGTAGTCGCCTTCAACTTCGCCAAGGACGCAACCATCGTTCTCTTCGTTGCTGTTGCAGAACTCAGCAACCCACTCAAAGCCGGGGATGTAGAACAGTCCGAACTCCTTGTTAGGAACTGGATAGGACATGATCTTTTCGATAAGCCACTTCATGCTTCTCTCCTTTTAGACCTTTCCGCACGGCGGAATGGGAAGAAAGATAATGAGGCTAGAATGTGTCTTTTTGATAACCGAACTACCCAGTGACCTTTACCGGGGTCCCCCTGCCTATTCTTTAACCACCTTCGGCCCCTCCGGGATATGCATCCAGTGCGTCGGATTAATCACCATGTCATATCCCAGCACATGCCACTGTTCGTCTTCGGGCTCCCAGATACCCATCCAAGCCACCCCTTCATTGGTGAGTTTGCCTTCAGCCCACAGCAGCAACTCCGCTGCATCTTTCGGCGCACTCTTGATCGGCTTCCACTTCATGACTACCCCCTTGTTTGGTTCCCGCGCATGGATTCGAACCACGATTGCCTGAGTCAAAGTCAGATGTCCTACCTTTGGACGACGCGGGATAAAGTCCGTTGCCCCTTTTGCAGAGCGCCTATCTTTCGATGTGACCGGCACGGGCAAACACCAGTAGGCGTCAATACATTACTGGCTAGGTATGGTGTCGTCAATTAAATAACGTCAACCCCTAGCGTGGCGTCAATTTATTGTGTAGGGTGTTATCAGAGACACCCGGCTGGAGCTTTATATGCAAATGACAGCAGAGCAAATGCAGGACCTTGTGAAAGAACAAGGTAGCATTCGGCAAGCTGCCAAATACGTTGGCCTAGCTGAAAGCACCTACCGGCATCGAATGGGCAACAAAATAGGAATTAGAGTTAGTGAGACAATATTTACAGTTAAAGCCCTTGAAGATGAAGTTGTAAAGCTTAAGCAACGTGTGTCTATCCTATCCGGTACTAAACCCCGGTTTGTTTCTGGTAAGTCTTCCGGCACCCGAATCATCGCAATTGGCGATACCCATGACCAGCCCGGTATGAACAAAGACCGATTTAAATGGATGGCCCGCCATTGCCGAGAAGTAATGCCTGACCGAATTATTCAGATTGGTGACTTCTGTTCGTTTGATTCGGTGTCTGCCCATGAAACGCTTGGTTCCCTTGGACATGCTGGTAGGCCATCCTTCAAAGCAGACTTAGAAAGCTGCGAAGAAGCGATGTGTTATTTCTACAAAGAACTAGGTGATCTAGACATTCCAATGGAGTTGACCGCCGGGAACCATGAAGACCGAATTACCCGCTACGAAAACAAAAACCCCGAAACCGTATCTACAATGTATACACAGTTTGAAGAGCTATGCGCCCGGTATCGCTGGAGACTTCATGCCTACGGCCAGTGGCTATTTGTTGATGGGGTTGGTTTTACCCATGCACCGAAGAACATAATGGGTAAACCATATGGCGGCGCAAACTCCGAAAATCAGATAGCAAATCATGCTACTCACAGCATTGTCTATGGTCACACGCATCGTTCTGCCTTTCGGAAAGCACCAAAGATCGGAGTCAATAATAGCATAGAAGTCTTGAATTTGGGATCTGCTATGCCAGAAGGATACATTGCCAAATATGCCGGGACCGCAACCACTGGTTGGTCGTATGGTATATTTGACCTTGTAGTAAAAGGTGGCCATATTGTGTCACACCAGTTCATTAGCATGGATCAGTTGGGGGAAAAATACGGATGATGTTAGATGCTATGTCTCCTTTTACGGAGGAACTTCGGTCCATGTTTAGGCTTAAATATGGCGTTATGGATGCAGAAGACGCAATGGCGCGGGAGCTTATAGAGCTTAACCGAATCATTATAAAATTGGAAACGCGGATTGAGCGCCTAGAAAGCGACCGACTTCGCAGCTTCCACCGTGAACCGCCACGGGCTTATGCGCCGCCTAAAGCTCCCGCTCTCTACAATCCAGTAGATGACGACGCTTGGCTGGCTACCGGGAAGGATAATGGCAATGGATGATGATGATGATATTGTGATGCTTGCGGACATTGAGGACGCGGACATCTATTCTGATCCGCTGGCCCAACGCATGATGGCATTTGTTTCGTTGGCAAACTGCGCCGACAATCTAGCCGGGGCGGATACCAAAGACATCGTTCATGCCATGATGAAGAAAGTTACATCTACGATTAAATCAGCGCCGACAGCTGATTTGAAAGTTCTTGGCGGTGGCAAGACCTAACACTGGCGTCAAAGCCATTGGTGGGTTATAATGCCGCCATCTGGGGGAATTATGCGTAAGAAAGCTGACAAGGAAGCAATTCTTAATGACTGGGCCAGCGGAATGACATCCGCTGAGATTTCTGCCGTCTATGGCGTATGCCGTGGACATGTCTGTAATATAATACTCCGTGCTAGAGAAATGCGTACAGATGAACTTCCCAATGGGGACCCACGGGCAATTGTTCGCCCCCGTGGACCCCGCAAGAAGCTAAAGGAGAATGTGTGATGGATTGGCAAACTGTTGACACTGCCCCCAAAGACCGGGATTTTCTGGCATGGAATGGATACATGATTGAAATTGCTTGGTGGGACGACTGGGAAGACCAGTGGACCTCCGAAGGTGGTCTTGATCCTGCAAACCCCTTCAGCCATTGGATTGATTTGCCGGAGCCGCCGCTTGACGACGCTTGACCTTGACGGCAAGCATATCGACATTGAAAGGCAGTTGCAGGAACTAGACCGCGCAGACTGTGAAGACAGCCTGTACACGTTCCTAAAACATGCTTGGCGGTACATTGATGCCTCTCCTTTTACAGAGGGGTGGCCCATCGAAGCTATTGCGGAACATTTGCAAGCCGTTGTTGATGGTGACATTAGGCGGCTAATCATCAATATTCCGCCCCGCATGGGTAAATCATCTATTACATCTTGCGCCTTTCCTGCATGGATCTGGGCACAACCGTGGATCTCTCCTACCTCTGGGCCGGGAGTGCAACTATTGCACTCATCCTATGCCCAGCAGCTTGCGTTGCGCGATTCGGTTAAGTGCAGGCGCTTGATTGAAAGCCCGTGGTATCAATCTTTGTGGGGTGATAGGTTCAAACTAACCAGTGACCAAAACACCAAGACAAGGTTTGATAATGACAAAAATGGTTCGCGTCTTTCCACATCGGTGGGCTCCGCACTTACTGGCGAAGGCGGCTCTATTATTGTTGTCGATGATCCCAATGCAGCGCAAGAAGCCCACTCAGAAGCTACCATCGCATCAACAATTGACTGGTGGGACTCTGCCCTGTCCACGCGCCTCAATGACCCCAAAACGGGTGCCTTTGTTGTCATCCAGCAGAGGCTTTCAGAAGAAGACCTAACCGGACATATCATGTCAAAGAACATGGGTGAGTGGACACACTTGTGTTTGCCCATGCGATACGAATGGAACAGGCACTCCGCAACATCAATTGGTTGGAATGACCCGCGTGGCACAAATGATGAAGGTGAAGCACTGGTTAGTGTTGCCAAAAATGGCGACCGTATCCCTGTGTCGTTTGAAGCCGAAGTTGAATTGGAAAAGCGCGAAGGTTTGCTTTTATGGCCTGAGCGGTTTGGTGAAACCGAAGTTGCTATCCTTGAAAAGCAGTTAGGTCCTTGGGCCGCGGCGGGGCAGCTCCAGCAAAGACCAGAACCCAAAGGCGGCGGTATTATTAAACGTGACTGGTGGCAACCTTGGGATTCTCCCAACTACCCAAACATGGACCTAGTAATTGCTACATTAGATACCGCATATACCACCAAAACAGAAAACGACCCATCCGCCATGACGGTGTGGGGGGTGTTTTCTAGTGCCATTTCCGTGCAAGCGTCCACCCATGCCGGTGGCCGACATGGTGGGTTAGTGGATGCAGCAAGAAATTATACTGAAGTATCGCCTAAAGTTATGCTTATGTATGCATGGCAGGGGCGGCATGAGTTGCACGATCTAGTTCAAAAAGTGTCAGAAACTTGCCGAAAGTTAAAAGTAGACGTGCTTTTGATCGAAAACAAAGCCGCTGGGTTCTCCGTAGCGCAGGAAATCCGGCGCATGTACGGGCATGAGCGATTTGGGGTTCACATGTTTGACCCAAAAAGCCAAGATAAATTGGCCAGACTGTACTCCGTCCAGCATTTGTTTGCCGAAGGACTGGTATATGCCCCCAACAAACAATGGGCTGACATGGTAATTACCCAAGTAGGCCAGTTTCCAAAAGCAAAACATGACGACCTTGTAGACACCGTAAGCATGGCAATGCGCCATTTGCGCGATACTGGCGCGATTATGCGTGGCGAAGAATGGGAAGCGGACAACGAAAGCCGGTTTACGTTCAAGGGCAATAATACTTACGAACCGCTATACCCAATTTAATAAAAATGATGTATTGTTTCCAAATGCTGTCCAGCATCATTGGGGATATACATGGATCAAGTGCTTGCGAACGCCGTTGTGGATGTAATTAAGCCCGCAACCCCTGTTTCTATTGGTAGGTTTGCCGTTGAAGTCTGGGGCAAGGAGCCTAATGACTATGTTAGGGTCTATGAAATTATGGCAAAATCGGATACAATAGCTGCACAAGAGGGCATTCGTCGGTTTGTCGCAGAAGTTGAAGCCCTGATTTCCGGTAAGGAAACCGTATAATGCCTATGGTCCCCGGCTTGATGCCCAACATTCGGCAACCCGCACCCGAAGATGACTCTTTGGACGGCGGTGAAATGATTGTTGAGGTCATTGAGGACGGCGAAGACACCCCCAAAATTGATGACAAAGGCGCAATCCTTGAGATTGAACACGCCGATGGGTCGATCACGGTGTCATTGGATGGCAAACCAATTGAAGACCACAAAGAAGAGCGGGACGAAGACAATTGGTTTCGCAATCTGGTTGATGATGTTGCCGATGGGCAGCTAAACAAGATCGCACAAGACCTTCTTCGCGGTATTCGGGACGACATTGAAAGCCGCAAGGATTGGATTGAGGACCGGGCGCAAGGAATTAAGCTGCTTGGTCTAAAGATTGAGATCCCCGGTTTGCAGGGAGGGTCTGACGGCGCTCCGGTTGAGGGCATGAGTAAGGTCCGCCACCCGCTGCTGCTTGAAGCAGTGTTGCGTTTCCAAGCGAATGCCCGGTCTGAGTTACTTCCAACAGATGGACCGGTCAAAGTTCGCAACGATAATAACAATGCTACCCTGCAAGATGACCAATTAGCCGGTTGTCTGGAGCGGGATCTTAATCATTATCTGACTGCGACCGCTAGTGAGTACTACCCAGATACCGACCGCATGTTGCTTATGCTTGGTTTTGGCGGAACAAGCTTCAAAAAGGTTTATTTTTGCCCACTGCGAAACCGCCCGGTGTCAGAAAGCATCGACGCCAACGATTTGATTGTCAGTAATTCGGCTACTGACCTATCTAACGCCACGCGCATTACGCATAGGTCGTTTATGCGCCCCAGTACGGTCAAAAGGTTACAAATTCTTGGTGTGTACAAGGATATGGACCTATCCACGCCCAAGATGCCCGATCTGGATAGTGTTCAACGTGAAAAGAACGCCCAACAAGGCATTTCGTTTGATGCATTTAACCCAGAAGACCGGGATCGCGAGATTTATGAGGTTTATTGCGAACTAGATGTGCCCGGCTTTGAGCATAAGCACAAAGGTAAACCTTCTGGTTTGGAGATACCGTACATTGCAACTATAGATGTGTCTTCCCAGACCATTTTGTCACTTGTTCGCAATTATGATGAAGATGACGATGATCTTCCGACAGCTAAAAAACGATTTGTTAAATATACTTTTGTTCCCGGCATGGGTTTTTATGATATTGGGTTGTTACATATACTTGGCAATACGACAAATGCCATTACCGCTGCTTGGCGTGAGCTTCTTGACGCTGGCATGTATAACAATTTCCCCGGTTTCCTTATGGCCGACACTGGGGCTAGACAAAATACTAACATTTTCCGCGTTCCTCCGGGTGGTGGTGCGCTGGTAAAGACAAATGGTATGCCGATCTCGCAAGCCATTATGCCGTTGCCCTATAAAGAGCCGTCCGGGGCGCTTATGAACCTTGTCACACAGATGGCAGACACGGGTGCCCGTGTTGGCGGAACTTCTGAGGCTGCTGTGGGTGAGGGCCGTGCTGATGCGCCGGTTGGCACTACGTTAGCGTTGATTGAACAGGCACAAAAGATCCTTAATTCAGTTCACAAACGCCTTCATGCCGCGCAGGCTGAAGAATTTGAGCTTTTGGTTGAATGCTTTAGGGAACATCCCGAAGCATTTTGGATTAAGGCCCGCAAGCCTGCGTTCCCGTGGGATGAAAAGACGTTTACGGAAGCTTTGGACAATTATTACTTTGTTCCGCAGGCCGATCCCAATACTTCTAGCCAAACGCAGCGCCTGATGAAGGTTATGGCTTTGAAGCAGCTGGTAGCTTCTAACCCGTCGCTGTATGACCCGATTGCAGTTGATACAGCGGCGTTGCAAGCCCTTGGTTGGTCTAATCCTTCGCAGTTCATGATACCCAAGTCTGCCCAAGCCAATCCGCCGCCTGAACTTATTCAGGCGATGGCCAACATGCAGAACCAAAAGAGCAATGCTGCGGCCCGTATGATGGATAGCCAGACCCGTGCTAAGGAGACGGACGCTAAGATCCAATTGGATCAGGCCCGCCTTCAAATGGAAATGGGAAATAGCCAAGGCGACCCGGCCAAGATGGCCGATCTTCAAGTTCGCCAGAACGAAGTTGACCAGCGCGCACAAGATACAGCGTTGGACGCAATTAACCGCAAGAGGGACCGGGAAAGCCGCGAGCGTCTTGCCACTATCAAGCTTGCTGAAGAGTTGATTCGTAACCCCGCTGGTCTGCAAGTTGCGGAGTCTATTGTTGACCCCAACATGTTGCAGCGGCTGGAGCAAAACGAACCAACTCTTGATGGCACACAGACTGGAGAATTGTAATGGCTGACCGGTACGACGACCAATACTCTAACCCGGAAGCTCTTCGCTTGGCTAGGTCTTTTGGGGCCGCGCCCAAAGGTAGGCTGACGGCTAGCAACCCCGATCTAACTGCTTCTAATGCAGCTTTGGCAAAACAAATGGCTGCTAGAATGGCGGCACAACAAGCTGCGCCACGGCAAGAATCATACGAACTTGCGCGGGATGCAGATGGAAATACTGTTCTTGTTCCAAGTGCCCCTGCCGCCCCCAAGCAAGACCGCAATAGATTTGTGGAGGGTGTGACGGAAGGTTTTGGGAGCCAACCGCTTTCTGGTGTGTCTGAACAAGACCGCGCCAATTATCCAACAATGTCCAAATACATGGACCCCGTTGCAAAAGCTTTGAACGCGGTTTCCCGCGTACCCGGCGCGGTGACTGGAGGGGCTTCTGGAGCCTATGGGGCGGGCGTAGAAGCAGCAACAGGTGATACTGGATACGCCAATGCAGAACAACGCCGGATGCGCGAATTTTTGGACTATCTTGGCATTAATAGTGCTGCAACAGTAGGTGGGCCAAGGGCTTCCGCCCCTACCCCTAAAGTAAATCCTACAACCCAATATGCTATGCGATATGAGTCTATGCCCTCCGAAGGGTCTATTGGGCCTGTGCAGGCACCTATCGGAAGCGCCCGCAACCCTGAAATGGGCGGCCAAGCTTATTCTCAAAATGTTGCGCGCCAAGCTCATATTGATAACATCATTAAAAATGCTGCGGGTGATACTGCACAAACCCGTCAAAATTCAGCGGTGCAAAACGCTATTGATGCGGCGGCCCAGCGCGCTAGGGAGGGTATGCCACGCGAAATGAATGCCGATGAAATCGCAGCCATGCAAAAATCATTTGCGGCGGCAAACCCATTGCCCGCAAACCCCATGAGCCTTCCTGTAGCTACAGGGACCATTCTTGCGGGCGCAATGACGCGCCCCGGCGTGGGTGTAATGGGCCGCCAAGCTCCTGTTGATGTAGATGAGGGACATTTGGACCCAAATCTTTTTGGGGTTCGCCACCCAACTAGTGGTATGGACCGCACAAATACATTGGGCGTAGATGAACTATCTGCTTACCCCGCTGGTGCTGTTCATAATTATAACCGCAATGATTCGGCAGGCGTTAATGAGATGGGGGCATATTCTTCTAGCCCAGTACAGTTGGCTAAAAGAAGTTTATCCGGTCCTGCGGCATCTTCAAATTTTAATGCTGGGAAACCAATTGATTTAACTTCTGGCCAAGATGTTTCACGCCCCGGAATTTTGTCCCGTCTTTTCAGTGGACCAGAATACCAGTCCACGGGTGAGCGCGTTGTTAAAGAAGACGGGCAAGGTGTAAACTATGGAAGCGGCGACAATGCCGCCGACTTCTTCCGTGCCGACAAGGCCCGCATGGCTATGGAGGGCAAGGCTGGCGGCGGTAGCGTTAGCGGCAAGCCCGATAAGGATGCTGCACTACACAAGGCGCTGGAAATCATTCACCACATGATTCGTTCGCGTTAAAACGGGGTTGGTCATGACTGGTAAGTCCTCCAAGAAAGCAATCAAGCTTGCTAAAGGCATTACCGGTCGTACTGGTTATGCTGATGGCGGGCGTCCCATTACTCCCCAATCATTAGCCGCCAATATAACCCCTGTAGAAGAAAACTATGACACTGATTACAATCAAGAAGTTTTGAGCCAATATCTTCAAGGTAAATTTAACCGGGCAGTAGACTTGGCTAAAATGCCCGGTGATATTTTGGCTGGAAATAGGTCGTTTGACCCACATTCTGATGCAGATTTAGCTGACGCATTTGATTTGGCTGGGTTTGCCCTAACTGGTGGCATGGGCGGCGTTTCTGCAAGGGCCGGTGAAACAGTACTTGGGTCGGGGCCAATAAAAAAACTTATGCAGCAAATTGAAAATGATCGTGGAATTGTTGCTGCCCGTCGTTTAGAAAGGGCGGCAGATGAAATACCTAATTTAGAAAAACTTTACACACCGAATGCTCTTCGCGAAGCTTTTGTTGGCCCAATGGGAGATGAAAGCCTTTTGATGACTATGAGGCCACAGGACTTTGCAAAGTTTGCGTCTCCTCTTACAGAAGAATCAAAAATAGCCAAAGAGGGATCATCAAAAGCATGGAATGCTTATGTGCGATCCTTGTCCAAATTACCTCAAACTGGTGGTTTTTCGGACGTTCCCCACCTTACATTTGGTGAAATTCAAAACATTCCAGCAATTGTTGGGCATGAAGGCCGCCATAGATCTTTGGCACTTGAAAAAATTAATGAACCAGTTTCTTTGGTTAGGCTTGAGCCATCTTACCCAATTAAATCTGAAATGATTTCTAACATCCAAGAAAAACTTCCGTATTGGAGACCATATAAAGATGAAAGATTAAAAATGATGTTTTCTGAAAGATTGCCGGAAGATTTGCGTGTTGTTCCGCAAACCAGAAGTTTGGATGAATATCAAAAAATGCAACTTCCTGAACCCTACCAGAATGGTGGCAATGTTGATAGTGCAATTGAGGTTGCCCGCAACCACTACGCTACAGGAGGAAGCCCCTTTTACGGCCAAGAAGCCTATAACCGGCTTATGGCTGATATAGCTGGTAGGAAGACAAACATACCAGTAGGACAGTTCGATCTGTACAAAGGCGCAAAAGGCAACCCCGCACCTCAACCCAAGGGGGCAACCCCGACTTCAGATGATCTTGTAAAACCAGAACTATCCAAGACTGGGTTGTATGAATTACCGGGAAGCGGCGGTGACGGGGCTACAACAAGTTCATACACGCCAGATACTGCCACGCCACAAGGAATAATGTCTTCAACATCTACTAATGCCACAGAACCGGGCAGCATAACGCCCGGAACGGCTGCGGCCCCTAGTTTCTCTTTTAACGGTGCCCCCATTGGATTGGTGGAGTCTTATGACCTTCCTGCGCCAGTGGCTGAAGCGCCGCTTTCTACGCGATCGGTGCAAACATCGTCTGTTGCTCCTGCACCAAACCAGTTTGGCAACATGTATACGGGGCAGCCTGCGGCTACAAATGCCCCCGCTGCAAATCCAGCTGCTCTTGGTACTCACATTGGTGCCCAAGTTGGCAATGCTCTCAATACAATAGGATCAACGCCAGCAGCCACGCCAGCAGCATCTGCGGGCAAATCTTCAAGTCCATTTGGCGCACTTGGTCCGGGGCCACAGAACAATCAAGCTACATTTGATGCTATGGGCAATGTGACAGTTCCCGGCGCTAACCCCTATGGGGCAACGCCATCTACTGCCGCGCCCGCAGGATCACTGTCTAAAGGCACAATGCCGGGCATCCAGTCACCATCATTTGCTGCGCCTCCGTCTTTTGCAACTGCTGAAGAACTTGCAGATGTCCCAGCAGACATGGTGGGGCCAACTATTGGCGGGTTGCCGTTTAGCGAAACTGCACAGGACCAAACAATTAGCGGCGAAACTGGGTCGTTTGCTGCTGCCCCTGCTGCGGCCCCTGCTGCGCCGTCTGCCCTTGATGCACCTTCTGCTCCTGCAACGGCCCCTGATGTTGATACTAGCATGGGAATTTCCCAATCCAACTTCAGCGATAACCCCGGCCTTGCTGCTGCATTAGCTGCTGCGCAAGATGATGCTGACGCAGCAGCCGCTGCTGCTGAAGGGGCTACAGCAGAAGGTGGAACAGATAGCGGTGGCTGGGGGGGGTGGGGCGGCTCAGGCGCGGACGGTGATGGCAGCTATGGCGGCGGTGAGGGGGGCGACGGGGGCGACGGGGGCGGGGATGGTGGGGGCGGTGGTGATGGGGGTGGCGGTGGAGATGGGGGTGGCGGTGGAGATGGGGGTGGTGGGGAAAAGCGTGGCGGGTTTATCCGGTTTAAGAAACATGTCCGCCCAAATGATGCTGCTGTACAAAAAGCATTAAAGATTGCCAACAAGCATACAAAGGGCAAAAACAAGGCTGTTGCAAAGAAATTGGGTGTGGTAAAGTAAAGTATAACTTGAAGCTGCCCAAGTTTAGCGCAGCACCGGGGACGCCCGGATAGACCTAGCTAGGAGTTATTATGTACGAAATGGCGAAAAAGGCCCGTGAGGCCATGAAAACTAAGGCTAAGAACCTTGCTGCGCCCGGAAAGGGCCAAATGGTTTCTTCTGCTGACTGGTCCCCTGCGGAGCCGCTGGAGGCTGATGTGAAGACGGGCCTCCGTCCGATCAGCCGTAGGGGCTTCAAAAAGGGCGGCAAAGTCATTGGTGAGCCTGCCAAAGCAGACATGGGCAAAAAACCCCGCAAGTCTGGCGGCAGGACTGAGCCCACTGAATACGCTAATGCCAAGATTAACCGCAACGTCAAAGACGCTAATGAAGAGCGTGAGGGCGAAAAGCATGTTGGCGGCATGAAGCGTGGCGGCCCTGCCAAGAAGGCCCTTGGTGGCCCGATGGCTGGCGCTAACAAAATGATGATGGACGCCCAGCAAACTTCTGGCGTTCCCGGCGCGTTGATGAACTTTGGCGGCGTCAAAAAGGGTTCCCTATCCCCGGCCCGTGCGGTTGGCCTGAAGAAGGGCGGCATGGCTGAGTTTGAGGGTTCTGCCAAGGATGAGGCGCAGGATAAGAAACTGGCCAAGAAGCATGGAATGTCCATGAAGGAGTGGGAATCATCCAAGATGGATGAGAAGCACGACAAGCAGGAATCCATGAAGGGCTTGAAATCTGGCGGTCGCACTGCCCGTAAGTCTGGTGGCGGCGTGTTTACTGGCCCCAGCTACCCCGGTAAGGTTCCCGGTGAAGTTCCCGGTGGTCGCACTGCCCGCGCCGATGGCGGCAAGGCTGGCAAGGGTAAGACCAACATCAACATCATCATTGGTGCTGGCAAGCCCGCTGGCGCTGGCGACATGACTCCTCCCGGTATGGGTGGCCCTACGCCTCCCCCAATGCCTATTCCTGTTCCCCCGCCCGGCGCTGGTGGCGGTATGCCTGCTGGTATGCCCATGCCGATGCCCGCCCCTCCCGCTGGCGGCGCTCCCGCTGGTGGCCTGCCCATGCCCCGCAAGTCTGGTGGCCGTACCTACCGTTCCTATAAGGATATGGATGCGGGTGCTGGTTCGGGTGAGGGCCGTTTGGAAAAAACTGAGATCCAGAAGGGTAAGTAATTGCTGGCGACGATAAAGTAGTCGGCAACCGGACGGTAGCGTAACCCCCCTTTACGCTACCGTCCAATCAACCAAGGGGAACCGTCAGGGGGCGGTTAAAGATGTTAACACAGCAAGCTTTCTATCAATTTGAGCTGACAAAACAGATTAAAATGGAAATAGACCGCCTTAAAGAGGCTTTAGTAAGTCTTCATCAAGTAGAAGGGTTTGACTTTTCTTCTTACAAGCACCAAGTAGGAAGAATAGAAGGACTTCGCACGGCATTGGAGCTTTGCGAAGAAGTAAACGCTACGTTAAGTGGCAAAGAAGGGGGTTAGTATGCCGTTTATGACTATGGATCATGAAGTTGATCCCGCAGGCGCTTTGGTAAAAGAACTTGGCGACCTTAGTAGTGTTGAAGTATTTAACAATCAAATGCTGGTGGCGGTTTATATCCGCCCTCAGAAGACAAAAAGCGGAATTATCCTAACCAGTCAAACAACTGATGAAGATCGGTTTCAGTCCAAGGTTGGTTTGGTGGTCAAGATGGGGCCATCTGCCTTTGTGGACAAGTCGGGTGAGTGGTTTGGGGATGTGGAAATCAACGAAGGTGATTGGATTGTCTTCCGGCCTTCAGATGGTTGGAGCATTACCGTCAATGGCGTCCTTTGCCGGATGATTGACGATGTTAATGTCAAGGCCCGCGTCGATCAGCCTGACCGTGTGTGGTAATTATGGAGTCTATTATGTCTGATATGGAAGAAACTGTTGAAGTTATCTTGGATGACGCCCCAAAGGTTGACACTAAGAAAGCTGAAGAACAGGAAATTGAAGTAGTTGAAGCCCCTAAAAAGGGGAAAGACGTTGATTCGGCTCTTAAGGAGCTTAATGCGCGTCTTGAGCAAGAGCGTCTAGCCCGTGAGCAAGCTGAAGAGCGCGCCCGCGTGTCTGACCAAAAGGCGCAGGCGGCATATGGTGAGGTGTCTGACACCAATATGCATCTTGTTGCCAGCGCAATTGATAGCGTAAAGCGGGATCAGGAAATCCTGAAGGCTCATTTGCGTGATTCGATGGCAATCGGTGATTTTGACAAGGCTACTGATATTCAGTCAGCAATGCAGGTCAATTTCAACAAGTTGAGCCAGCTGGAAAGCGGTTATGAGGAAATGCGGAATACTCCGCGTCAGCCTGTAGCCCCCCAGCCGCGTGAAATGAATGTTGATTCCCTGATTAATCAGGTAACTCCACGTTCTGCTGAGTGGTTGCGAACAAACCGTGAACATTTGCCTGATTCGCGCTCAATCCGCGTGATGGCCCGCGCTCATGAAGATGCCGTTGATTATGGGATCATCCCCGAATCAGATGCGTATTTTAAGTTTGTCGAAAACCGTCTTGGCATTGGTGAGTCTAAGCGCGCCATCCCCGGTTTGGATGATGCGATGGAATACTCTGCCAAGCCTACCCAGAAGCGTTCGTCGCCTCCTTCGGCTCCGGTGTCGCGTTCTGGGACCAGCACTAATCGGTCTGGCGTTGTTACCCTTACCGCTGCGGAAGTAGAAGCTGCCAAAATCAGTGGCATTACTCCCCAAGAGTACTACCGCAACAAGGTAAAAGGCGAAGCCCGCCAGTAGGAGGAATAAATGGACGTTGTATCCGAAGCCCCGGCCCGCCGCCGTGGTCGCCCCCCGAAAACCCCGGTTATCCGGGCTGAAGTTGAAGAGGAAAAGGTAGTTATGGAAACCCGTGAAGCTGACCGCCCTGCTATGCGCCCTGCGTTGCGCGAAGAAGATCCCCGCGTTGCTGCCGCCCGCCGTGCCGCCGAAATTCGGGGCCATTTGGGCGAAATGGATGAGGGAACGGACGAATTCCGCGCCCCCAAGGCACCAGATGGCTGGGAATATGAGTGGAAGCGGAAGACTGTGCTTGGTCAGGAAGATCCTGCCTATCAGGTTCATTTGGCCCGCATGGGTTGGGAAGCAGTTCCTACTACCCGTCATCCTGAAATGATGCCGGGCATGGGTAATTACCCGACTATTGAGCGAAAGGGCCAGACATTAATGATGCGCCCTGCTGTTATTTCTGATGAAGCCCGCCAAATTGAATATAGGAAGGCTAAAAATCAGGTTAGGCAGAAGGAAGCGCAGCTTAATGCGACTCCCGAAGGTACTTTGACCCGCGATGATGCTCGCGTTCGCCCGGTAATTAATAAGGCTTACGAAGCAATTCCTGTCCCTAAAGATTAAAATTGCAATTTACTGCAATAAAAAGAAGGGTCATCTATGGGTGGCCCTTTACTTATTTAAAAATTAAAGTATTATTTTATTTAGAATCCTATTGGACTCCACCTTCCCCGGCGTGAAGGTTAAACTTTCCCCGGTTCCTAGCTGCCCCGGCGTGTGGCGAAGGACCTCCCTGTAAGAAGGAAAATTCCAATGGCGAATACAAACGCGCCTTTTGGTTTCCGTCAATTCAGCGGCACTGGTTCTGCCCCGACCTATGAGCAGATTGCCGTTCGTATTGTCTATAATGCTACCAATATCTTCTTCGGCGACCCCGTTGCCCCCGATTCCAACGGCTACGTTGTGCAGGCTTCTTCTAACTCCGTTCAGGTTGCTGGTATCTTCGTTGGTTGCCAGTATTTGTCGGTTGCCCAGAAGCGCACCGTTTGGTCGAACTATTGGCCCGGTTCGGACGTTGCTTCCGGCAACACCGTGACTGGCTACATTGTCAATGACCCGAATGCCAAGTGGGTTGCTCAGTCCGACGCGACCGGCGTGGCCACCACCGACATCAATGCCAACATTGGCTTTGCCATCGGCACGGGCAACACCGCAAGCGGTATTTCTGGTGCGTATCTTGATACGTCCACCATTAACACCACTAACACGCTTCCCTTCCGCGTTATCAGCCTGATCGACTTCCCTCCGGGGTCGCAGGGCACCAACAGCAACGGGCAGGCTTATGATTGGGTTGTCGTTGCGTTCAACAACGTCTCCACCAAGCAGCTTACCGGCATTTAAGGAGTAAGGACCAATGGCTGTTAATCTTTCGGCTATCAAAGACCTTCTCCTTCCCGGTCTCCGGGGCGTTGAAGGTAAGTATGAGCAGATCCCGTCGCAGTACGACAAGATCTTCACCAAGCATGAGTCAAAGATGGCTCTGGAGCGCACCGCTGAGATGCGTTTCCTTGGCTTGGCCCAGCTTAAGACTGAAGGCGGTCAGACTGCCTTTGATAACGGCGCTGGCGAACGCTACGTCTACAATCAGGAGCACACGGAAATTGCCCTTGGGTATGCGATTACCCGCAAGGCGATTGACGACAACCTGTACAAGACCCAGTTTGCTCCGTCGAACCTTGGCCTCATTGAGTCCTTCCAGCAAACGAAGGAAATCTATGGCGCTAACTTGCTGAACACGGCGACGACCTATAACGCTTCTATCGGTGGTGACGGTGTGGCTCTTTGCTCCGCTTCGCATCCAATTGACGGTGGTACGGTTGCCAATACGCCCTCCACTCAGGTTGATCTGAACGAAGCTACCCTGCTGAACGCGATGATTGCGATCCGCACGAACTTCAAGGATCAGGCTGGCCTGAAGGTGTTCGCCCGTGGCCGCAAGCTCATTGTTCCCCCGCAGCTTGAGCCGGTTGCTATCCGACTCACCAAGACGGAACTCCGTCCGGGTACTGCGGACAATGACGTCAATGCCATTATGATGACGGCTGGTGGCCTTCCCGAAGGCTACATGGTCAACGACTTCTTGACCTCTGCCTATGCTTGGTTCTTGCTGACCAACATCGACGGCCTGTCGTACATGGAGCGCGTGAAGTTTGAATCCGATATGCAAGTCGATTTTGTCACTGACAATCTTCTTGTCAAGGGTTACGAGCGTTACAGCTTCGGTTACTATAACTGGCGTTCCATCTTCGGCTCCTTCCCCACCTCTTAAGAACGGAGACTGTAGATGTCTGTTAGCGCATTCTCCGGCCCCGTAGTTTCTTTTGGGCAAGGTCAGTTTCCTGACTACAACCCAGAGGCGGGCACGTCTCTCTTCTTCAACGGCACGGGGATTCTTGATCCCCGCGCTCCCTTCACCTATCAGCCCGGTCAGGATTTTGGTGCTTGCACGGCTGGATTTTTGGGTTCGTCCAACATCCAGACGTTGAACTATCAGCCCTACGCTCTCAGCACTTCCGCCATTGCGGCTGCTGCGAACGTGGTGTCTGGCACTGCGATGACCTTGGTTTCGTCCAATTCCACCACCACTGGTGTGGCAGTTAGTCAATATACGATTAACTACAACACCGGTCTTCTGGTTAGTGGTCTTCTGATGCTTGATGGTCTTGCGTCCTTCACGGGCGTTGTGGCTTCCGGCGTTCTGACTGCTTCCAGCGTGACTGGAACTATCATTGTCGGAATGACCATTTCCGGCACGGGCGTTACCGCTGGCACGACGATCACTGCCCAGTTGACTGGCCCCACTGGTGGCGCTGGAACGTATTCGGTTGTTGGTTCAACGACTGTTTCGTCCACCACCATCACGGGCGTGACTTCTAGCTCCACCAATGGCAATGCCTCCCTTCGTCTTCCGATGGGTCAAGCTGGCACTATTGAAATGTGGAACCCGCAGGCGCTTTGTGCCCGCGCAGTTAGTGTCACGGGCGCGGCTTCGGCTTCTGGTTCGGTTAGCTTCTTGGTTTCGGGCTACGACATTTATGGCGTCCCGATGTCTGAACTGATCGGCCCTGTGGCTGCCAGCACCACCGTCAGCGGCAAGAAGGCGTTCAAGTACATCGCTTCGGTTGTCCCGAATGCGACTGACGCCATCAACTACTCCGTTGGTACGCTTGACACATTTGGCTTCCCGATCCGCTCTGATTTCTTTGGTGATGTGGTTCTTAACTACAATGCCACGGGCATTACGGCTTCGACCGGATACACCGCTGCGGTGACTACTTCGCCCGCCACCACAACGACTGGTGACGTTCGCGGTACTTATGCGGTTCAGTCGGTTGCGGACAAGACCAAGCGTCTGTTCTTCTACCAAAACTCCCCTGTGACGAACGTCGGTTCTATTGCCGGTCTGTTCGGCGTAACGCAAGCCTAAAGGAGGCTCTTATGAAGAGTCGTAAAATGCGTAAGGACGGTGGGTCCATGAAGGGTGTCAATGACGCCGCGAAGGATCTTGCCGATAAGCCGGAGCGCCGCAACATTGCGCCTAAGATTTTCGGTGAAGCCGAAGCTCGCAAGCGTGGTGGCAAGACGATGGGCAAGGTTGACGGCGAGTCCGCCATGCACCATGCGGGCCGCAAGCCCCGCAAGTCCGGTGGCCGCACTGGTTCTAACATGAGCCCGCTTTCGTCTGCCGCCAAGGGCTCTCCTGCCCCCGGTCGCGATGTTTCGGGTAGCATTGTAGAGTAAATAGGACGAAAGTTCTGGTCAGTAGTTAGCGGGGGCCTAGTGCCCCCGTTTTTCTAGGAGACATAGATGTCTGGTGCTTGGACTAGAAAAGAAGGCAAGTCTGCCTCTGGTGGCCTAAATGACAAAGGCCGCGCTTCCTTGAAGGCAGAAGGCCATGATATTAAACGCCCCCAGCCAGAAGGTGGTTCCCGAAAGGATAGCTTCTGTGCTAGAATGACCGGCATGAAACGGAAGTTGACTGGTTCTGCCAAGGCAGCCGATCCTGACAGCCGTATTAATAAATCACTGCGAAAGTGGGATTGCTAAAATGGACAAGCCGTTTTGGGAAAAAGAAGCCCCTAAGGATGCTCAAAAAAAGCATCTTGATCGCAAGCAAATTCAGTCTGCTAAGGCTAGGGCTCGCGCCGCAGGGCGTCCCTATCCAAACGCTGTTGACAATATTGCGGCAGCACGGGCGGGGAAGCCTAAATGAATGTAGTAACTATGCCTTCCCTCAAACACTGCAATGGCTGCCAATCCAATAAACCTATTGAAGGTAATTTTTGGAAAGGGCAAAGCCTTTGCATTGAATGCACTAAGGACCGTCAAAAAAATAGGTGGGATAGCAGAACTCCTAAAAAGCGTCTTGAGCAGCACCTAAAATATAAATATTCTTTAACAATTAAACAGCTTAACGATTCTCTTGAAAAACAAAATGGCGGATGCGCTATTTGCGAAGAAGTGCTTCCCGATCTTTTGGTGTATAATAACAGGCGTCGGGGTTATGCAATTGATCATAATCACGAAACTGGAGAATTTAGGGGTATCCTTTGCTTGTCTTGCAATACAATGCTTGGGATGGCCCGTGACAGCCAACTTCTTTTAGAAAAGGCATCTGCCTACCTTAAAGAAAGAGGTTCGTACCATGAAACTGCCGCCGCCGCTAGGGCTGGCAAAAGGAGCTAAAAATGGCCGCTTTTACATCTACCGGCGCTGTCAGTCAGTCTATTACCCGCGTTGGCACATTTGAACCATTTGAGCTTCAAGTTGCCCGCGACCAGATTAGTTTTCATGCTGAACGGAATATATTTGCCAACGGAACGACTGCCGCAACTGCTGGCTTGTTCCGCACTGTTTGGGAAAACATGGGCAGCACAGAATATGTGTTTCCTAGTTCTGCATTGACTATGCAACTTGTCAGTGCTTCTGCCGGTGACACCGCTTCCATCACTATTACGGGCCTTGATGCTAACTATGCAGTTATCTCTGAAACGCTTGCGTTGAACGGCACTACCAACGTCCCTACGGTTAACCAGTATTTCCGCATCAACAACATGGCTGTCTCTAGCGGTAGCGCGACAAACCCTGTTGGCGTTATTACTCTTTCCAATAGCGGAACCATTTACGCCCAGATCAACACTGCCGTTTACAATGCAACAACGTCTAGCATCGGGCAGACACAAATGGCTGTGTTTACTGTTCCGGCTGGCTACACGTTTTATGGACAAAGGTATGGCGCTTATTCTTCGTTCAATGGGAATACTGCTAACTATACAACCTATCGGGCCATAACCAATTCTTCTGCGGGTGTTCAAAAGATCATTGTACAGACCCCATTTAACACTGTTTATGAGGTTATGCGGCATTTTCCGTTGCCCTATGCCGAGAAGACTGATTTGCGTTGGCAGATTGCCTCAAGTGCCGCAACTGCGGCGGTTGTCAGCATCAACATTGGTGGTGTTCTTATTAAGAACGACGGCTCACTGTAAGGTAGTCTGACATGGCAACCACCGGGACTTTCAACTTCAACCCATCCCTTGGTGAGTTGACTCTATATGCTTTTAATCTGTGCGGTGTTCGCAATACTGCCATTTTGCAAGAGCATCTTGAGAGCGCCCGCATGGCAGCTAATATGCTGTGTGCCCGGTGGTCTAACCAAGGGGTTAACCTTTGGAATGTCGATCTTGTGACCGTGCCTCTGGTAACAGGCCAAAGTAGCTACAGCGTACAAGCAAACACTGTGGTTATTTTGGATGCCTACCTAACCAGTGACGCATCCGGCGCGAACATCGACAGAATTATTCTTCCAATCAGCCGCACGGAATATGCCAGCTATCCTAATAAGGAACAGCAGGGCTTCCCAACAGTGTTTTGGTTTGACCGTTTGTTACAGCCTACTGTTACAATTTGGCCTGTGCCAAATACTGACAATGGGCCGCAATATCTAAAGTATTACCGTGTTGTGCAAATACAAGATTCAGCCTTGTCCAATGGGACAACTGTAGATGTCCCATACTTATGGCTAGAGGCGTTTGCTTATGGACTTGCTTATCGGCTTGCTCAAATATGGTCTCCTGCAATGGCTCAGACTATTAAGCCGATGGCAGATGAATCGTATCAGATTGCAGCCGACCAAAACGTGGAAACGGCGCAGCAGTATATCTCACCTATGATTTCTGGATATTTCCGATAAGGGGGAGCTATGGGATACGCTTCCAAATCGGGCCGCGCAAAAACAGATGCTAGAAATCCCAGAGCTTTTGGTATCTGTGATAGGTGTTCCCTATGGTACAATCATGTTGATCTTAAATGGCAATTTGATTGGGCTGGTGCATCCCTGATTAACAAGCGTATTTTGGTTTGTGATACGTGTTACGATACCCCTCAAGAACAACTTCGCGCTATTATTATACCGGCTGATCCTGTGCCGATTGTGAACCCCCGTGTTGAGCCTTATGCTTGGGATGAGATTGATCGTCGTCAGGTATCTGGGTATAACGCAAAAGATCCGGCAACGGGTATCCCGATCCAACAAGGTGACACCCGTGTTACCACTGTTGATGGTACGGTGCCTGATAAGACCCGTGTTACCCAGCAAACTGGTGAAGCTCCCGGCGGAACCAACCAGAAGCCGGGCACCGATCCTAATGCAGTTACTTACCGCAATATCATTACCGTTGCTGATAATGGCTCCGGTTTGATCCGAATCACTGTTACGGTTACTTCTGGATTTATTACCAACCAACGTGTTATAATCGGCGATGTTAATGGCGTCCCCGCCAACGGAAGGTGGGTCATTACTGTGGTGAATGCGACCCAGTTTGACCTTAATGATTCTGTATATTCGGGGGTATATACCACTGGTGGGTATGTTATTAATGATCCAAGCTTGCCCTACGGCTTCGATGAAGTGCCCAAGACAGGACCCCTCTGATGCCTAGATACGCTAGTAATATACAGATACCCAATCTAGGGGCAGCTATATCGCTTTCGGGGACTGAGCAAGTTGAAATTGTTCAGGCTGGAACTTCTGTTCGATGCACTACGCAGCAAATTGCCAATCTTGCTACGTTGACAGTAGCGCAGAATGTTACTACGGCGCAAAAAAACGCTCTTAGCGCCGGGTCTGGGCGCATCGTTTTTGATACAACTCTTGGCAAGTTATGTGTTTACACAGGTTCTGCTTGGCAGACCATAACTTCGGTGTAATGCAGTGGCAAATGCACAAATTCCAAACCTTCCAGCGGCAACCTCCCTTAGCGGGGCGGAACAGCTGGAAGTTGTGCAAGCCGGAACTTCAAAACGCACCACAACAGGCGCAATTGCAGGGTTAGTACCGGGTCCGACTGGTCCTTCTGGTGGGTTTGGCCCAACAGGCCCCGCAGGAAACACAGGGCCTACTGGAAGCACAGGGCCTACGGGTGCTGCATCCACAATAGCTGGACCTACAGGCTCTACGGGCGCTACCGGCCCGACCGGCCCAACCGGTGGAGATTCAACGGTTGCAGGGCCTACTGGACCCACTGGAAGCACTGGCCCGACCGGCCCAAATTCAACAGTTGCTGGTCCTACTGGACCTACTGGGCCGCAAGGCCCATTGGGGTCTACGGGGCCTACCGGGTCTACTGGCCCAACATCAACTATCCCCGGACCGACTGGCCCCACTGGTCAGCAGGGTTTGCAAGGCATTGCTGGGCCTACCGGCGCTACTGGCGCTACCGGCCCGCAGGGGACCATCGGTCCTACGGGCGTGTCGGGGCCAACCGGTCCTACGGGAGTGCAAGGCGCGACCGGCCCTACAGGCCCCACTGGTGCAGATTCCACCGTGGCCGGTCCTACAGGTCCTACAGGTTCAGCGGGAACGCAGGGTGCTACCGGCCCTACCGGCCCAACTGGCGCAGCGTCCACTGTAGCTGGCCCAACTGGTCCGACCGGGGCTGCCTCCACTGTAGCTGGCCCTACCGGTCCAACTGGCCCTACGGGCGCAGCATCCACGGTTGCAGGCCCGACAGGCCCTACGGGGACAGCGGGTTCAGCAGGAAGCGCGGGGCCGACTGGGCCTACGGGAACAGCTGGTACGGCGGGCGCTACGGGGCCGACAGGACCCACCGGAATTGGTTATGCGGGGTTAACTAGCAGCACATCAACACTGGTCAGTGTAGGTTCGTTGACGTTTACAACTAACCTAGCAAGCACCGCAACGGCTTTTGCGGTGGGCCAACGTGTTCGCATTGCCTACACAGTAACCCCAACCAATTACGTTGAAGGCATTATCACTGCATTTAGCGGGACTTCCCTTACCATCACTTCGGATGCTACGGGCGGCTCAGGTACATACACTTCATGGAATATTTCGGCCGCTGGCAATGTCGGGGCAACCGGCCCCACTGGCCCTACTGGCCCGACTGGAGCGGCGTCCAGTGTTGCTGGTCCGACTGGGCCTACTGGTCCAAGTGGCACAGGCCCCACTGGGCCGACTGGATCCATTTACCCCACTGGTGGGTCTCCTGACCGTATTTTCTATGAAAATCAACAAACCATCAGTGCCGATTATACAATAACAACTAGCTATAATGCTGGTACATTTGGACCAGTTACGATAAATTCAGGCGTCACTGTTACGGTTCCATCTGGAAGTACGTGGACGGTTATCTGATTCTGCTATCAAGGGGGATAAGCAGTGAAAAACAAATTGAAGATTTGCGTCTATGCTATCAGTAAAAATGAAGCACATTTCATAAAACGGTTTTGTAATTCGGCTAAAGAAGCTGATCTGATATTAATCGCAGATACGGGGTCTACAGATGGTCTTCCAGAAGAAGCTGCACGTTGCGGAGCAACTGTGCATAGCATTAGCATTAGCCCTTGGCGATTTGACTTGGCGCGCAATGCTGCTTTGGCACTTGTTCCGCCGGACATGGATGTCTGTATCAGCTTGGATATTGACGAAGTTCTTCAGCCGGGATGGAGGGAGGAAATAGAACGTGTCTGGATCAAAGGGGAGACCACCCGCCTCCGTTATATGTTTGACTGGGGCTGCGGAATTGCGTTCTACTACGAAAAAATCCACGCCCGTAACGGATATTTCTGGCACCATCCCTGCCACGAATATCCTGTGCCTGATGGACGCATTACGGAAGTCTGGGCGCAAACCGACATGTTGCTTGCAGTCCACAAACCAGACCCGACCAAAAGCCGGGGACAATACATGGATCTTTTGGAGCTTTCCGTAAAGGAAGATCCCCAATGTCCCCGCAATGCTTTTTACTACGCTCGCGAACTCAGCTTTCATTCCCGATGGGAGGAAGCTATCGCAGCTTGTAACAACTACCTAAAACTTCCTCGCGCTACATGGCAAAATGAGCGGTGCTATGCCTACCGGGTTATGGGCCGATGCTATAATGAAATTGGGCAGCCTTGGGAGGCTGAAAAGGCTTTTCAAATGGCCGCATCGGAAGCCCCCAACACAAGGGAGCCTTGGTGCGAACTTGCTATGCTTATGTATTATCAATCCCGTTGGGAAGAGTGTTTTGCTTACTCTATGAAAACATTAAAGATTACGGATAGGGATAAGGTTTATACGTGTGATCCAGAGGTTTGGGGATATAAAGCTCATGATTTGGCAAGTATATCCGCCTACCATCTTGGCCTTTTGAATGTTTCCTTAGAACAAGCAAAAAAAGCATCAGAAATAGCCCCTGACGATCTTCGTCTTTCTGGCAATGTAGTGTATATTCAAGACAAGATTGCTAGTGTTTAGGTAGGTTATAATGGACCCGCAAATGTTGTTCAACCTTGCTGCCGGTCTGGTTGTTGCGGGTATTGGCTGGTTTGCGCGCCAAATTTGGGATTCGGTCCAAAAATTGCAGATAGACCTTCATGCTTTGGAGGTAGACCTACCAAAAACATATGTTAGCAAAACAGAATATGGGGAAGATTTTAAAGAAATTAAAGAAATATGCCGACAAATCTTTGAAAAGATAAGCAGCCTAGAGCAACGTAAAGCCGACAGATGAGGAAAATATTATGATAGTAAGCAATGCGGCGATTGATCTCATCAAGCAATTTGAGGGTTGCCGCCTTGAGGCTTATCCAGATCCCGGCACGGGCGGGGCTCCGTGGACCATTGGATATGGGCACACCAAGGGGGTTTCGCGTGGGCTGATTATAACCAAGTGGCAGGCTGACGATTTTCTTCGGGTTGATTTGTTGGTTTTTGAAAAGGGCGTTGATGAGCTTGTTAAGGTTGACCTTAAGCAACACCAATTTGACGCGCTTGTGTCCTTTGCCTACAATTGTGGAATTGGAAATCTTCGCTCATCTACGCTTCTCAAGCTTGTTAATGACAGTAAATTTGATGCGGTTCCAGCCCAATTTATGAAATGGACACGGGCCGCAGGGCAGGAACTCCCCGGCCTTGTTCGCCGCCGCCGTGCTGAAGCTGCATTGTGGCGGGGGGTGGATGAGACTGCCCAGTTAAACCATCAAGAATCTAGCTCAAAACCCGATGCTCTCCCGCCCGCAAAGACGATGGCGGACAGCAAGCAGGGCAATGCTGCATTTATCACTGGCGGATTGGCGGTCATGGGTGCTGCTAAAGAAGCTTCTGCCCAAGTTAAAGATGCATCTGATATTATTGATGTTTTTACTTCTATTGTACATGGTCCAAATTTCTTAATCCTTCTTTCAATTGGAATTTTAGCAGGGGCTATCTGGTATTGGCGTTATAGGAACATGCAGGAAACGGGCCAGTGATTGCGTTTTTGTTTACGCCCATTGGTAAGTATGCCGCTATTGCAATGTTAGTCATTGGGCTAACTAGTTGTGTCATTTACAAAATACGCAGAGATGCTGTTGCAGAAGTTGAGGCAAGGGCTACTGCGGACGCGCTTCGGAGGGCTGAAAATGCGGTACGTTCTGGCGATTCTATTGATCTGTCCTCTGGCAGGCTGCGCCAGCATGACCAGTTCCAGCGTAACGACTAAATCTGCTTGTAGCGTTTGGCGGGACGTTTCTTGGTCCTCCAAAGATACGGATCAAACAATCCGTGAAATTAAAGTAAACAATGCCCGCAGAGAAGGCTGGTGCGCTGGCCTTAATTAAGTGTTATAGTGGGCCGGTAAGGAGATAGGCATTGACTACTGGTCTTTCATACGCTGGGACTGTAACGGGCACGAATAGCTATGTGGACCAGATTGCCACGATGGCTGTAGTGTCGCCGACTGATTCTGCCTATCTTACTATCTTGCCGCAAATGATCACCTATGCTGAAAATAGGATGTACCGTGATCTGGATTTTCTGTTTACCTCTATCGCCACCACAGCCTACGGCCTCACGGCAGGGAACCGGATCATCGCCGTTCCTGCGGGCACTCTTGTGGTTCCAGAACAAATCAACGTAATTACCCCCAGCGGCACAAGTAATCCAGACATTGGCACCCGTGTTCCATTGTTGCCTACAACTAAAGAATTTCTTGATGCGGTATATGGGTCTGGTGCTGTAGCAAACCGTGGAACCCCGCAATATTTTGTGCCATTTGACGACTATACGTTTCTGGTTGGCCCCTATCCAGACGCTAATTATACATGTGAAATAGTTGGCACATACCGTCCAGATAGCTTGTCGGCCACGAATACTACAACATTTATTAGCCTTTACTTGCCAGATGTGTTTATCATGGCATCCATGATCTACATCAGCGCGTATCAAAGAAACTTTGGTCGGGCTAATGATGACCCCCAGATGGCTATCACTTATGAGAGCCAATATCAGGCACTCTTGAAATCGGCACTTACGGAAGAAAACCGCAAGAAGTTCGAAGCTGCCGCTTGGTCTTCGCAGTCTCCATCTACCACTGCAACACCGACGCGGGGGTAATCCATGCCCCACAGCGCGTTCAAAATTTTGCCGGGCGTGGACCAGAACAAAACTCCAACCCTCAATGAAGCTGCAATTTCTGTGAGCCAACTTGTCCGGTTCATACCGGATAGAACCCTTGGTGGGTTGGTCCAAAAACTTGGTGGCTGGACTAAATTTTTCTATGGGGCGATAGGGTCTTACGTTCGTTGCCTATGGGCATGGGAAGATAGCAACGCAAACTCATATCTGGCTGTTGGTGCCGATGGCCAAGCCCCGCTTGTGGTTACTGGCGCAAGTGGAAACGGAACTACCGTTACGCTCACATATGCGAAACCGTTTACTTTTGTCACAAACCAAAAAATTATTGTGGCTGGGATAAACCCATCTGCGTATAACGGAACTTATATCGTCACAGGAACAACAGCAAATTCAGTATCTTACTCTAGTTCCACAACCACCACATATGTCTCTGGCGGAACCATTGCTGGTGGCGGCGGATCTCTGTCGGTAATTGTGAGCGGCGGCATTAATGACCTGACGCCACAAGATCTCACTGTCAATATTGCTGTTAGTTTCTCTACTACAACTGGGAGCAATGTCGTAACTATTACAGATACGGGCCGGTATGCAGACCCATACGATGTTGTTAACATATTAACGCAAGTAACCGTTGGTGGAATAGTATTATTTGGCCAGTACCAATGTTATAACTATGGCGGATCAGCAAATACATATACAATTTATGCAATAGATCCACTTGGAAACCCAGCAAATGCAACGTCTACTGTAGTTAATGGCGGGGTTGTGTCGCAATTTAATACAACACTAGCTAGTGATTTTGCTACTGTAACACTAGCAAACCACGGATATGCGGCTGGAGATACTTTCCCTGTTCTTGTCGCTTCTACAATAGGCGGCATAACTTTTTATGGAAATTACACAGTTATATCTGTATCTAGCACAAGCCAGTTTTTAATTTCCGGTCCTTCCATCGCCACCTTAACTACTAGTGGTTACGAAAATTCCGGCAACGTCCGTCTTCTATACCATAACGGGATTGGCCCCGGCAGTGCAGCAAAAGGTTATGGTGCAGGCGGATATGGGTCTGGCGCATATGGAACTGGGGCCGGTGGGCAAAATGGTGCTGGCGTACCGATCAATGCAATAGATTGGACCCTAGATAATTGGGGCGGATTTCTGTTGGCGTCTCCTTATGGTGGGCCAATTTATGAATGGGACCCCAATTCGGGCAATCCTATTGCAACAATTATCCCACAAGCCCCTCCCGTCAATAACGGCATGTTCGTTGCCATGCCACAACGCCAAATCATTGCGTGGGGCTCTACATTTACCGGTATTGTAGACCCTATGCTCATCCGCTGGTGCGATGTAAACGACTATAACCAATGGATTGCTCTTATCACCAACCAAGCGGGAAGCTACCGGATTCCCAAAGGTTCCCGAATTGTCCAATGTATTCAAGGCCCCCAACAAGGACTTATTTGGACTGATCTTGGCATATGGGCTATGCAATACGCTGGCCCACCATACGTCTACCAATTCAATGAACTGGGAACTGGCTGCGGATTGATTGGCCGCAAGGCAGCTGGATCTGTCAGTGGTGTGGTTTACTGGATGGGACAAAGCCAGTTTTATCGGCTATCTGGGGACGGTGTGTCCCCCATTCGGTGCCCTGTCTGGGATGTTGTGTTCCAAGATTTAGATACCAACAAGCTAGATAATATTAGATTTGCTGCGAACTCCCGTTTTGGTGAGGTTGCTTGGTACTATCCAACCAAGTCAAACGGCGGGGAAAACAGCCATTACGTAAAGTACAATTATGTACTTGATCAATGGGATTTTGGTAAACTTAGCAGAACCGCTTGGATTAATGAATCTGTACTTGGACCGCCAATTGGAGCGGCTGACGATACTTATATTTATCAACATGAAACTTCTCCCGATGCTGACGGGAAGGCAATGCTGTCATCTTTTCAAACTGGTTATTTTGTTATTACTGAAGCCAATGAAAAGATGTTTATTGACCAGATTTGGCCCGATATGAAGTGGGGCTATTATGGTGGTACGCAAGGCGCAAACGTGCTAATCACGTTCTACGTTGCTGATTATGCTGGCCAAACACCTTTGGTATATGGCCCATATACAATGACACAAGCTACTACGTTTTTAACACCAAGGTTTCGGGGCCGCCTTGTCTCTGTTAAGATTGAAAGCAATGACATTGGCTCTTGGTGGCGTCTTGGAAACATCCGCTATCGCTTCCAACCTGACGGTAGATACTAATGACTGCTAGTCTTTCCGACATCCTTACTACCCAGAAGAACGGCGTTGTTGCGCTCAACAATGTGTCAACATCCAATTTACGTGGGCAAGGAACGCAAACCTCTGCTACCGTTACGGCTTCAACACTGGTAATCGCTGGAAGCGGGTATCTGGTTAATTATGCTGTAGTCGTAGCGGGCAGTGCTGCTGGCACAATTAATAACGCATCGACCACGGCACTAGCAGCTGCTGGAAATGTTTTGTGTGCAACGCCCGCAACTGTTGGCGTTTATCAAACTGGGCAGTTTTTTAATTCTGGTTTGGTAATTGTCCCCGGCACTGGGCAGTCTATCAATGTCACATATTCTCCGGGGTAAATCATGCCGCTGAAGCACGGATCATCGCCCAAGATCGTCAGTTCTAACATCAGTGAACTGGTTCATAGCGGACGCCCGCAAAAACAAGCAATCGCCATAGCACTTAGCGAATCACGCAAAAAGAAGGCCGGGGGCGGTAGCCCATTGCCACCCGCAAAGCCACAGACGCAGGGCGTCAAGCCGCATGTTGGTCCTATCCATAGTGCGGTTGCTGGCCGCACAGATCACTTGCCAATGCATGTTCCATCAGGATCGTATGTCATCCCCGCAGACATAATCTCTGCAATGGGTGAAGGCAATACGATGGCTGGCTTTAAGATTATGAACGATATTACTAACCAATATGGTGGGCATCCTGCCGGATATGCCACTGGTGGGTATGCGGGCCAACTAGTTCCTATTGTTGCGGCAGGCGGTGAATATGTTATTTCTCCCGAAGTAGTCGCTAATATGGGCAATGGCGACATGGATGCAGGACACGGCGAACTAGATGAGTTTGTGAAGAAAATGCGGGCGAAGACAGTGGATACGCTTAAGAAGCTACCCGGCCCGAAGCAGGATTAATGGGGGTATAGGCATGGTTGAAGACTTGGGGGTACGGATTGGGGTGCCGGAAGATGTGCATCCTATGATGGAATTGGCATTAAGCGCCTGCGGGGAAAATGGATTTGTAAATCCTGATCCGCAGAAATTATTGGCTGAAATCTGGCCTGCATTAAATCTTGATAAAGGTTTAATGGGTATCATTGAGGGTGAAAATGGTATTTTGGAAGGTGCAGTCCTTCTCAGGATAGGAACCATGTGGTATAGTCAAAGTCCTGTATTAGAAGAAAAGGCTATTTTTGTGCATCCTGAACACAGAAGCGCCAAGGGTGGAAGAGCTAGGCGTCTTTGTGAGTTTACTAAACAGGCGTCAGATGAATTAGGGTTGCCTTTGATTATTGGAGTACTTTCCAATCATAGGACGGAAGCCAAAGTTCGTCTTTATGAGCGTCAATTTGGTAAGCCTAGTGGGGCGTTTTTCTTGTATAATGCAGAAACGGGTGCCTTCGCGGCCCCATCGGAGTAAATGGAATGGGTGGCAAGACAAGTCAATCTAGCCAGTCGGTTAGTATCCCGCCAGAAGTTCTGGCGCGGTATAACTCCGTCAATGCCCGCGCAGAACAAGTCGCTCAAACACCGTTCCAGCCCTATACTGATCAATTTGTTGCCGGTCTGACGCCCACCCAAACTGCGGGCATTCAGAATACTTCTACTTCTGCTACACAAGCGCAGCCTTATTATAATGCCGCTACGGGTCTAACTTTGTCTGGAGCGCAAGATGTCGGCGCTCTGACACAAAATCAAATTGGCTACTATCAGAACCCCTATACGCAGGCAGTTGCCGCGCCTACTCTTCAAGCATTGCAACAACAGCAAGGCCAAGAGCGTTCCCAACAACAAGCGCAGGCTATTAAGTCTGGTGCTGCGTTTGGTGAGCGTTCCGGCCTTCAGCGGGCGCAGCTGGCCGGTCAACAGAACCTTGCTACTGCACAGGCGATTGCCCCGATCTATCAACAAGGCTACCAGCAGGCTGTGCAAACGGCGCAGGGTCAACAAGGTGTTGTTGCCGCTGATTTGGCCCGCAGGATGCAAGCTGGTCAGCAAGTTGCCGGTCTTGGTACTGCAGCCCAGCAAGCTGGGCTCCAAGGCGCACAAGCTCAGATTGCTGCCGGTACGGTGGAGCAACAAACCCAACAGGCAGATCTTACTGCCAAGTATCAACAGTTCCTTCAACAGCGCGGTTACGACTTCCAAACTGCCCAGTTCCTTGCCAACATTGCTATGGGCACTGGCGCGCTGTCTGGTTCAACTACGACCACCACGCAGCCGCAAGGGTTCTTCTCCGATGAACGCCTGAAGCATGATGCCCGTCGAATCGGTGAGACCGATGATGGTTTGCCGATTTACAGCTACAAGTACAATGGCGACAACAAGACCCAAATTGGTTTGATGGCGCAGGACGTTGAAAAGCGTAAGCCCGAAGCGGTTGGTCTTGCGCCTGCCTCTGATGGCAAGATGTACAAGACGGTTGATTATGACAAGGCTACCCGGACCAACAAGGACTACGGTGGCGGCGTCATGGGTGACTATGATCCGTCTTCGATGGGCGGCGCAGTTGCCCCCGGTCTTGCTGGTGAGGGTTTTGCGGACGGTGGTATGCCGGGAATGCCAAACACTGGTGGTATGCCGGGCGTGGCGGGGTATGTTCCTGCTGCAAACCTACCTATTGGCAAGTTGATGATTGCTGATTCTAAGCTGTTGCGACAAAACCAAGCCGGATTGGGTTCGGCTGTTGAAACCGGCAAAAACATTGCTGGCCTATATGACATGGGCAAGAGTGGCCTTGCTTGGGGTAAAAAGCAAATTGCGGCCAACGGCGGTCTAATTGTTCCGCGTCACGGTTATGCAACTGCTGGCGGCGTAGGTGACGATGAGCCAACGCCCTACAACTATGATGAAACCAAAGCTGGCGAAGACCCCATGAAGGATGTTCTTCAATCCGGGTCGCTGATTTCCAAAAGCCTTCAAAAGCCCGGTGTTGGCGGCGCTCCCGGTCAGGGCCGGGGTATTGGCAATGACATTATGGATGCTGCTAATTTGGCGAAGGGCGTTGGCGGTCTGTATAGTGCTGGCTCCAGCTTCGCAAAATTCTTGCCAACACTTTTCGCTGCTGATGGTGGCAGGACGCCGTTTGCTTATGGTGGCTTGATCCCGCGCCAGCATCATGCGGACGGTGAGCGCGTTCTTGCCAATGACACACAGGATTTAGATTCTGTAGTTTCGGCAGATGGCGGCGGTGGCGACGAACCAACATATAAAATTGCTCCGCAAAGAAAAGAAGAAATGGAGCCGCACTGGCAGCAGTTCATTAATAGGACATATGCTGGTGAAGGCGGAATGGATGAAAACGGTAAGCCCCGTTACAACATCCGCCAAGGCGGGAAAGAAACATTTAACCCCGAAGAGGGGCACCCCGGCCCCGGTAAGCCAATGGGCGGCGAATCATCCGCCGCTGGTGCTGGTCAATTCATTCATGGCACTTGGAACCGCATAACTGGCGGCGCTCCTATGACTGAAGGCTATCAAGACGCTGCTACTAAAGAATTAGCAATGCAGGATTATAAGGCCCGCACAGGCCGTGACCTTGATGCTGATTTGAAGGAACAAGGGCTGTCGCCCCCAATTCTCAAAACGCTTTCCCCTACATGGACTTCGTTCAACCAAGGGCTGTCCCCGCCCGGTATGATTGGACGTTCTGAGCGCGCCCCATCCACATATAGCGGTAAGGGTGCTGGTGAAGCGTCTTTGGGTGATGTTGCTAGTGAGTATCTGCCGCAGGGAACGCCTACGTCGGCTAATTTCTGGGTCCCCGCATTGGCTGGTCTAGGCTCTATGTTGGCTTCCAAGAACCAAACTCTTCTTGGCGCTGTAGGCGAAGGTCTTGTCGGCGGCGTATCCGGCTATCAAACCCAATTCAAACAACAGCAAGAAGCTGCAAAGCAAATCTTTGACCTTGTTAAGGGTCGTTTCCAAGAAACAAGAGATGACAATAATAATGTTGCGTTCCGCGACACAATGACGGGGAATCTTGTTTCTCCCGGACAGGTCCAATCTTCTGTAGCGAAAATGCTCAGTTCTGCTGGTATTTCTCCGGCTCAATATGGGCTAGGCCCGGTCGGCGGTGGTCTTGTTAGGCAAGAACCTTCTGATATGCCGCCGCGTCCACAAACCCCTGCGGCCCGAAAAGAAGTAGCGGGCGCTACTACTCCTGCTATTAGTGCGCCACCCGCAGGCGCGGCACAGACATTAGACCCTCCGCAAGTCCAAATCCAAAGATCAGAAAGCAAGCCCAAAGAAGATATGAGCCAACAAGAATTGATGGATGATGCCAGACAAAATCCCGCTGCGTATAAGCTTACAGGGACCAATGATCCGCGCCTTATCCAGCAAGACATTAATAGATTGAAGACAAGGGCTAATTCTCTTGCATCCATCCAAACTCCAACGGCGCAGGCTCAAGCATCTCTTTTGAACAGCCAAGCGCAACAAGAACAAACACGTATGGATACTCTTTTGAAGCAGGCAACTGATCTTCAATATAAACAGAATGAAAAGAGGGCTGAACAAGTTCTTGGGAATGCTAACGATTACGAAAAAGATGCTACCAAGCGGCTTGATGTTGCAGACAATCAAAGGCAAGAACTCCTCAATCTTGCCAATACATATAGCCGATTCCAATCTGGACGCGGTGCAGATGTGCAGGCATATATCAAGAGCCTTGCACAACGGTTTGGCATTACCATTCCCGGCGATAAAGCCGCCGACTTTGATTACGCCATGAAAGAAGCTATGAGGAAGGTTGTGCAAGATTCAGTTCAGGCTGGCCTTACTAGAGCGCCTGCCTCTAGCTTGAAAGCACTGGAACGCACAACGTCCATGCCGACGATGGAGCCCGGAGCGGTTTATCGTTTGCTAGGCGATTCATTGGCCGATCTAAACTATGTAAATGATCGGGATACGGAATATGTCAAAAATCATGTTGGCAAATCTCCGTCTAAGTTCTTGGTAGAATATAGGGACAAGACAGGCAAGGACGCCTACCAAAATTACCGGAAAGCTGCCTATAGCACAATTCCACTTCCCAAAGACCCCAATGGGCGCGTGACAGTTGACACTTTGCGCGACGAATTTGGGCCGGATTTTGTTCCGAAGGGGGCAGAAGTTGTAGGCAAGCCGCCTGCTACATCTGTTCCGTCGTCCGGTAGAAGCACAACCAATGTTCCGTGGAAGGTGGTGCCCTAATGCCTATTCTTGAAATTATGGGCCGCAGGGTAGAAGTTGGCGATGAGTTTACTGGGCTGTCGCCAGAAGCGCAGCAAAGTACTGTAAATGAAATTGCTTCCCAATTTTCCCAACCCGCACCACAGGCGAATGCGCCTGTTGCGGTAACGCCGGGTGAGAAGCAAGCGAAGTCAGACAAAGAGCTTCTTGAGCAAAGCGGATGGTCTCCTACTGCCCAAGCCATTCAAGCACCATTAATATCTGGTGCTAATGCGCTTGGCCTTTACGCTCCTAGAGCGGCTATTGCGGCTGGCAGATATTTGGCTGGGAATGCACCAACATATTCAGAAGCATTTGAAAAACAAAAACAGTATGAAGAGGCGCTTGAGCGGCAAAATCCATACTTGTCTGGGGCTGGCACTGCCGCTGGCATTGGCGCAGGCTTTTTGCTGCCTACTGGGTGGTTTGGCGCGGGTGCAAGACTGGCCGGGGAAGCAGCGGGTGCAGCCAAACTAGGGACTGCTGCCACTAGAGCCGCAGAGATTGGTGGCGCAGGCGCGGAAGCTGCTGGACTGAGCGGCGTATCCTCTGCCCTTGAAACTATGGACCCTAGAGAAGCTTTGAAGGGCGCAGCTACGGGCGCGGTTCTTGGCGGAACGCTTCATGGCGCACTTGGTTCACTTTTGCCGGGCAAGGTTAAGCCTGCATCTGATACAGAGTTGCAAGGAGCTTTAGACCGGGCTGTTGGGCCGGGTAAAATTGGCGTTAATGATATTCCGGGATACAGGGAACTAGCGGCTGAACGTGGCGCTACCCCGGACGTTGCGCGGCAAGCTATTTTGCAATCCCAAAATGTGGAAACCCCCACGCTTAGTATGGTGTCTGGGCGGGCGGCTCCCGCTGCGGCGAAAGAAGTTAGTGAACAAGCAGCGCAAAAAGCTAAAGATACTTTGGCGGCTCAAGCGGAAAAGATGGCCGGAACAGCGCCAGCTGAAGAAGCTATCGGCGAAGCTTTACATCGCAAAATAACGGAGGCCAAGCCTGCTGTCCGTGCTGAATATGAACAACTTTCCCAGCTGGGTAAGGGGGCCATGTTTGATGAAAGCGTCCCCGGCAATTTTATTAAAACTATAACCCCTATGCTTGCTGATAAGCAAATTCCTTTTGAATCAGAGGAGCTTGCAAGGGCGGGATATGATAAAGCTTCCAAGGCTATGAAGTATGTGGAAGAAGGTATTGCGTCTGATAATCTTCCGTTGAAAGATTTAGTAACCGGTGTTGCTCCCCGCGATGTATCAAATTATGAAGCCGTTCGTAAAGTTCTGCGTGGGTTTCGTAATGATGCAACTGGAGAAGATAGAACCGCAGCTTCTGTGATTCTTGACGGATTTGATAAGGTCTACAACAACGCATTGAAGACCGCCCTTACTAAAGAGGGTGATCCTGATATTGGTAAGAAGATTACTGATCAACTTACCAAGGCCCGTGAAGCATCAAAAGATTTCCATCAACGGTTTACTGCGAAGTATGGGACTTCAAGCCCTGAATTCATGCGTGTAGTAAACCAAATGGTTGACCAAAGCACTGGCCAAATTGTTAATAACATCCCAGTGGGGTCTGCATCAGCCGCACAAAAAATTCTTACCGGCAGTATTATGAAGCCACAACTTGGCGAAGCCATGTATGTCCGGTTAGAAAATGCTCTTGGGAAAAATACCCCCGAAATGACTGCTGTAACTCAGCAAATACAAAATCATGTGCTGACGCCAGAGGTTGGTAAGGATCTATCTTCCTTGCCAGATCGAATTGATAAGTTTATAGCGTATAATCCTAAAGTCGCGCAGCGCGTGTTTTCAGGGGTTGGAGAACAACCGTCCATACAAAATTTGCGGAAACTCTCTGAGAGCATCAGGATTGTTAATAACAGCAAAGCCCCCGCCGAAGAAAAAGTTAGCCGCATCGGCTCATTGGTTGGTTGGCTTACCAAGGGAACGCTTGTTACGCTTGGTGCAGGGCATGGCGTTATCCCCAGTGCGTTGACTTATGCGGCAACCGAAGGGGCGCAGGCGGGGGCGTCTGCATTGCGGTCCGGGGCTGCGCGGCGCTCTGAATTAGCTGGCGCACCGGTAACTAGACAGGCTCCTGAAATACCAAGTTTGCTCCGTACACCAGCGGCATATAGATTGCCGGAAGCTGCATTGATTGGCCGCCCCGGTCAGGAAGAAGGCTATCAAGACCCACGTCCATTGGGTACTCCCCGCATGGGCCGCAAGGCCGGTGGGCGCGTATCTGACCGCCTCATCCGTGAAGTAGAACGCTCCAAAAAAAGTATCAATTCCGATACCGAATCACTATTAAATACTCCTGATAGCCATGTGGCACATGCGTTGGCAATCGCTAACAGAAATTTAGAGGGCTAGAATGTCTAGTACTTTCAGCACCAACAAGTCCTTGGAATTACCAGCCAATGGCGATTACGTCGATACGTGGAACATCCCCGTCAATGGTGACATGAACATCATTGATAGCGCCTTTGGCGGAACAACTAACCTCAACGCTACCTCTGGAAACGCCACGCTTACTAGCACACAGTATCGGCCCCTTATTCTTAAAGTTTCGGGGTCTATTTCCGGTGACGTGACCTATACAATACCGACTAGCGTTGGTGGCCAATGGGTTGTTGTTAACGGAACTTCTGGTGGGTACAATGTCATCATCGCATCGGGTGGCGCGGGAACGACTGCTACTGTTGCGAATGGGTTGACGGCGACTGTCATTAGCGATGGAACGAACTGTTCACTGGTTAGTTCTTCTACATCACCGACTGGCGGTGGAACAAATTACGCATTTTATCTTAATGACATCACTATCACTACAAGCTATACTATCCCTGTTGGCAAAAATGCAATGACGGCAGGACCCGTGACCATAAATTCTGGAATTGTCGTTACGGTTTCTCCCGGCTCATACTGGAGTGTCATTTAGTGCCCGTATCAATCAAAGGAACTGGCGGCGGGTCCGTCACTCTCTCGGCTGCTGCGGCGGCTACCGACACCACAGTTACGTTGCCCAACGCGACGGGGACTGCGGTCGTATCGACTGCGGTGTCATCCTCAACCACCAACACGGTGACGAATAAAATCGCCATCAATATCGGCGGCACTGTTTATTACATTCTTGCCTCCACGTCTGGCACTTAAGGAGACGAGATATGTCAACCGCCAAAGTCGTTACCATCCTCCACCCCTCCAGCGCGGTGAACAACATCGTCAACGACGCCAGCGGCAATGTGGCTGTGGGCAACAACTTGACGGTGGCGGGGACATCCACGCTGACGGGCAACGTCACTGCTGCTGGCAGCATAACGGCCACCGGCACTGTCGCAATGGGCTCCAGCTTCAAGCGCAATCGCCTGATCAATGGCAACATGGCTTCTGATCAGCGCAACGCTGGCGCGGCTCAAACAATCACAGCAGCCGCCGCGTTGGCTTATACCGTAGATCGTTTTTACGCTTACTGCACTGGCGCAAACGTGACGGGGCAACAGATTGCGGGCGCGACTGCGAACCAATATCGCTACCGTTTCACTGGCGCGGCGTCTGTCACTGCCATTGGATTTGCCCAGCGCATTGAGGCAATCAACTCTGCGGATCTTGCTAATACGACCGCAACGCTCTCTGTGGATCTTGCCAACAGCCTTCTGACCACCGTCACATGGACCGCCTATTACGCCAACACGACTGACACATTTGGTTCGTTGGCATCCCCCACGGTCACTTCTATCGCCACAGGCACATTTACCGTCACTTCAACTGTGACGCGCTATAATGCTCAAATCAGCATCCCGTCTGCGGCCACGACCGGCCTGCAAATTTTGTTCACTGTCGGGGCTCAGACAAGCGGCACATGGACGATTGGTAATGTGCAGTTGGAGCCGGGCTCTGTGGCTACTCCCTATGAGCGGCAAATTTATGGCGACCAGCTCGCGCAGTGCCAGAAGTATTTCCTTGCCTCGCAGGCAGCCGTGTCTGGAGTGGTTGCCAATGCGGCCATTCCGGGGGCGTATCAGTTCCCCGTCACAATGCGGACAGCCCCGACATTCGCTTGGATTTCTGGAGGAACAATGGCTGACGGATTTGCAGGGTACAGCATCACAGGTGGCAGTTTGTTCGCGGGTTCGACCACTGGCGCTCGTGTTGATTTCACAATTGCAAGTGGCTACACGGCTGGGCGCGGGGCCATTATTAGCGGTGCAATTGTTCAATTCAATTCGGAGCTTTGATCATGTACACCAATGCTCAGTATTACAATGACCCAATTACCGGATACGGCCCTGTTAGCATCCGCTGAGACATCAACGGGGTGCAAAGTTCTGTGCCACTTGATCCAGACAATACTGACTACCAAAATATCATGCAGCTTGTCGATGAGGGCAAGTTGACCATTGCACCCGCGAGCCCCTAATGTCCATCACGCTTTCCGGCACCACCGGCATCAACTCTCCCACCACTGCGTTGGCTGGCAGCGTCTCCGGTGTCGTCACGCTCACTGGCGCGGCGAATGCGGGAACGTGGACTTTCACTGTGCCTACGACGGCTGGGACGAACGGGTACGTTCTTGGTACTGACGGCACAGGCGTCACCTCATGGGTGGCGCAGACTGGCGGCGGCGGCGGTATTACTTGGCAGTCTGTCCGCACTGCCTCTTTCACTGCTGCGTCGGGCAGCGGCTACCCCGTCAACACCACATCCGCCGCGATCACCGCCACGCTCCCCGCCAGCCCGTCTGCGGGCAACATCGTGCAGTTGACGGACTATGCGGGGACTTGGGCTACAAACAACGTCACCATCGCGCCGAACGGTAGCAAGATCAACGGCGGAAGCGGCGGCTTTTCGGCAACAACCGCCCGTGAAAGCGTTGCGCTTGTTTACATTGACGCAACACAAGGGTGGCTTGTTTATTCTGGTATCAACGCCACAAACCCCGGAACATACAGCGCATCATATCTCGTTGTCGCAGGGGGCGGAGGCGCATCCGGCGATCTTGGCGGCGGCGGCGGCGGCGGCGGACTGCTTACAGGAACATCTACATTAACTGCTGGCACCACTTATACAGTTACAGTTGGCGCTGGCGGCACTGGTGGAACGGCAACTCGCGTGTCCACCGGCATGACCGCTGGCAACAATTCAACCTTCAATGCGCTCACCGCCGTTGGCGGGGGTGTATCAACCGGATACCCGAACGCCAACATCAATACCACTGCGGGAAGTGGCGGTTCAGGCGGCGGCGGCGGTTCCCCGCAAGGTGCATCACAAACATCAACAGGCGGCACCGCAACGTCTGGTCAAGGAAATATCGGCGGCAACGGGGCCACCAATAACACTTACTATGATGGGGCGGGAGGGGGCGGCGCAGGCGCTGCGGGACAAAATGCGTCTGCCACAGCCCCCAATGGTTCGGCGGGCGGGGCGGGTGCAGCGTCTTCAATAACAGGCTCATCCGTAACATATGCTGGTGGCGGTGGCGGTGGCGCTTATGCCGCTGGAGGGGCCACTGTTCAGGGTGCCGCAGGCAGCGGCGGAGGTGGAATTGGTGGCCTTGCGTTGGCGACTCCAGCAGGTTCTGGAACGTCAAACACAGGTGGCGGCGGCGGTGGCGGCGGCGGTTATGTTTCTGGTAGTTATGTCCCAATGGCCGGAGGCGCAGGCGGCTCCGGCGTAGTGATCCTGTCTGTCCCCACCGCATTCTACTCAGGCACCACAACCGGCTCTACGGCTGTGTTTGTTGGAGCTATAGCAGCTACCACACTTACCGTTGCGTCTGTTACGTCTGGAACCATTGCCATTGGTATGGTTTTATCTGGCACGGGCGTCACTGCGGGAACAACAATCACTGCGGGCAGCGGGTCGTCTTGGACTGTCACGCCATCCCAGACTGTGGCGGCCTCAACTACCATCACCGGATACAGCACGGTGGTGACAACAAGCGGGTCTAACACCGTGATTAAGTTTACGCAATCAGGGAGCTACACGGCATGAGCCATTACGCCAAGGTCTGCGATGGCAAGGTACTCCAAGTCATCGTCGCCGGTCCTGAGTTCTTTAACACGTTCGTGGATTCCTCGCCCGGCTCGTGGATACAGACCAGCTACAACACCCGTGGAGGGGTCCATTACGGTCCTGATGGGGAGCCCGATGGCGGCGCGACCTTGCGTGGTAATTACGCAGGGATTGGCTACACCTACGATCAGGCCAATGACGTGTTCTACGCGCCGCAGCCCTTTGCAAGCTGGACGCTGGATCAGACGACGTGGCTGTGGAGCGCGCCCGTGCCGTACCCGGCTGACGGCCAGCAGTATGTTTGGGATGAGCCTACGGTGAGTTGGAAGCTGATCGCTGAATAAAAAACCCCGGCCAGACCGAACTGACCGGGGCAAGTAAGCGTTTCGACAATTCACAGAGCTGGACCTACAAGCGCCTACGCATAACTATCGCCGCATGTAAGCCAAGGACTATTCCTTGACCCGCTTACTATGTCAGAATCATCGAAACCATGCAAGCCATTTGACTCTTATGGGTTCAAAAATTCACTGCTTGTAGAACGGCCATATGTGATGTTTGTTTGCCCCCTGATGTCTGTATTTTGCCAGCACCAGCATTGCCCATCATTTTGGAAGACAATCCAAATGAGATCATGGTCGCTACCATAATCCACTAAAATATGGGCAAGACCTTTCCCTTTGGGCGTAACAACAGGGATTGGTGGGTTAAGCTGTAACAACATAGTTTTTCTCCTTCAGCTTTGACAAGGGTGTATAGCAAAGTTTGTGGTGGGTTTTACAGTATGATGATGCTCCGCGTTGTTCTCCACAGAACAAAAATTCATCATCCACATTTCTTCCGATAATATATCGGCAAGAACTTGGTTTCAGTTTCATCAGCGTGATGCCACTGGTTGGTTTGTTGCTAGGCAAATCACCACCGGCAATTGCTATCTGCAAAAACTCACCAATAACAGACGCCCTTTTTTGTTCAATCTCAGCAACATCAGCCCGGATATTTCTAATCCGTTCCATATCTATCCGGTAGTCAATTTTACCAGCAGCGCGGCTTCTCCCAAGAATGCCCATAACTGCATTTCGGGTAATGCCAAGCCTGCAAGCAATTTGTCCGCCGGATAGGCCCGTCTGCCACATATCAATGATTGCATCCGTATTAGGGTTTATTACAGTTTTCATTGGGTTTCCTATTCATCAGATGGCGTTTCATCTTTCAAAAAATAGGCGGCAATAGCCATGTAGTTAATGCCGTCTACATAGTTGTCCAGATAGTGTTTGCTTTCTTTCATGCGGCCCAACTTGACGGCAAGCAACATCATCGCAATTTCGTAATTGCTGATGTGCTTACCTAACATAACAGAAGCTACCGCACTGATTCTGTTAAAGTTTTCCTCTAGATGTCCATACTCCTCCCCGCGCTGGTTCATTATTTCGGCGCACTGAACCAGCATTTGCTTGGGCGTCATCATTGATCTTCTCTTCCATGTCGATAAATTCTTGAACTTTCCCAATGTGGGAGGTATTCAAAATTGTCATTCCGCGATCCTCCCAGAAGATGCTGTCATCATAGTTCTTCCGGCGATACCATTGGCGGCCTATGATAAACTCATCGCCGTTCATCATTTCACAAAATTCATCACATGAGTTTACTTCGTTAACATCCATAGTCACATGATGGACCAAGTTGCCGGAAGTGCTGGGCATGTTCATAGTAATTAGAAATCTCATGCTATTCTCCTTCAATGTCAATTCTGACGAATTTGACGTGTTCTGTTGGGCATGTGTAGAAGTTTTCGTGCTTGCGGGTATTACTAGCCCATTTTTTGATTACCTTCCAGTGTTCTTTGGATTCTGGAGCGATAATTGCTGCATGGGTCATCGCAGCATTTAATATAATATAGTGCGGATCATCATCCCATGCCCTTTTTACAGCAGCTTCGTTCGATACTAGAACATCTACATAAGGCCAATCGGCAGCACTTGTAAAGTTTATATTTCTGCCCTTAACTTCAATGCGTTTCACTGGTTGGTCAGGCTTGTGGGCAAATATATCGCCATCATCAGCGACGGTTCTTTGGGCAGGGACATTTACATCATAGCCCTTTATGTGCAACCACTTCGCCACCACAAATACAGCGGGAATAGATCCTTTTAACCTATCCTGAAAAGCGGTCTTACTCTCCGTCATGTTTCCCATCCCTTCTAACAACAGATCCATCCATCTTTTTCTTCCACATAGAATTTCGCCCACCCGGCATCTGAGATTTAGGGCGTTTGGCACCTATGTGTTTTTGATGGATGCGTTTAACCTTTGCTATTAGCGGGATGTCCACTTTGCTAGTATGGGTGCGATGACACTTGCGATGAGCAACCAGCCAATTAGTATCATCGTCCTTACCGCCAGCTTCCAATGGGATTTCATGGCTAACGTCCCAATCTTCACCCGGCACCACCTTCATGCAACATAAATGGCATACGCCACTATGTCGCAAAAAAATGTCAGCCCGCATTTTTGCTGTAATACGGACCCGTTTCATTAATGCTTCATCATTTGCTTGTGAAATTCATCATCAAGCTCTTGGTCTGCATCATGCCCTTCCATTGTTTGCTTCATGGCTTCACAGGCCATTTGAATCCCCCAAACTAAATTGTAGGATACAATAGCCGCATGTGAGCGGGCTTCATTTGAGTCGTCAGCATACTCCATGATGGCATTCAACATAGCCGTTGAAAGTGCCGACATTTTCATGGCAAAATCACTGCCATCAAGGGTCTTTTCAATTTCAAGAAAAAGTTCAGAAACATCCTTGGTTTGTCCCTCGGGCATTTCGGAGATTTCTTTTTCAAGGCGCTCCATTTTGTTTTTCATCTGTTTCTCCTATAGGCGCATTTCAGCGCGGTTGTTTGCTTCTGCTGATTGCCATTCTTGGAATCGCATTTTGATGTAGTCTACTTTTACTTTTAGCATGGCGGCTTTTTCACGCGCCGCCAACATTTTCTTCAAGTGATCCATCCAAGCGTCGGATGATTTGACATTCATTTCTGCGCGGCTTACGGCTATTTCACCGTAAGCCGCCATCATGCGTGACAACACCGCACCCTTGGTTTCCTCTAAGAAATTAGCGGCTGCATCAGCGTCTACCCATTCTTCTGCTGCAAGTCGAAATTGCTCTGACAAGGGGGCGTTTTCCATAGTTAACCTCAAAAAGGCAGATCATTGTCTTCAAGTTCAGCCGCCGTCTGGCGATTTGGCGCTGGCTTGTTGCCGGATGCCGTGTTCCCATCTTTGCGCTTTAGTGAAAAACTGATCCAATTCTCATTGTTTTTATCTACCTTAGTCCACCCACTAACCCAATAATCAACACCCTCAATGAGGGCGTTGCCAGTAAGGTTAGGCTGCTTGTCATTTTCTTTGCGGGTGTTCTTAAACATAGCGCCGGTATTATCACGCTGTTCATATGCCATTGTCTTCCCCTTCTACGTTAAAAGCTGCGTCCAGCAAGGCGATCTTGTCGCCTATCTCTTTAAGGAAAAGGTTCACTTCCTTCTCCAAGTTAGCAATCATATCGTCATCCCGTGGAACACGCTGAATAAAGATTTGCATCTTCTCAGGCAGGCGCGGATCAAATGATATGAAGTCACACCACTGGCGACCTGTGCAGGCCATTTGCCATTGCATCTGGGCAACATACTGTGTTGGTGGAGTACTAGCCAATACAGTGTCCAAATGAGTAGATGTGTTAGGGCACTTGATTTCGATCAAGCCATCATGGTCTACAAGGCCATCAGGGCTTGCGCCAGCGGCTTCAATAGTAGGATGGGGGACAAACCCTACCCCCTCAACCAGATTGCCGGTCTTGGCCTCATAAGCCAGCGCCGCCATCGGCTCCGTGTTTGTCCCCCACGCCATTGCGGCGGTCTGAAAGAACGCAGTACGTTTTCCAGTCAGACGTTCGCAAATCAATTCGCTCATGTAATTAGCTCGGCTAGTGCTATAGCCGGTCTTGGTCTTGGCGATAATGTCAGCTACGCGGGATGCCGTGACTTTGCCGAGGCGAGCCGCAAACCATTCATCACTGCGCTGTTCCATCACTTGGTATCCTTCGTTTGGTCATATTGGGCGGCAAGAGCCTTCAAATCAGCGATAGCCTCCGCATCAAACACCTTGCGCTGGGCTTGTGTCAAGCCTTTCCAAAATTCACTGAGGGCAGCGGTTCCCCTCTCAGCAACTTTGGAAGCTTTCAGGGCAAGAGCCCGGTCTTCAATGCTTGGCTCTGTAGGGGCTTTAGCAACTTGCGCTGCATTGCCATCATCATCATCGGCTGCAAGATTTGCAATCGACATCAGGGCATACCGGCGGGCATATGAAATGCCAGACCCAATGGGATGGATCTCATGCTTAACTGGGAGAAACAAGGTTTCAGCCATGAACTCACCAGATGAGTGCATGAGCATAGTTTCAACTTCAATGCCCCCCTGAACGGTGCGGGGGAACTGAATCACGGACAAACCATTGTCAGCAAATGGCTTACGGATTGCCGCACGAACAGACGACAAGTCTGCATACTTCGCTTTATAAAAGTCGTTCTTGCGGTCCTTTACAGCATCGTCAATCTGGCCCTGTGCGATAGCTAGGGCAGTAGAAAGCTGGTTGATTGTTTCAGACATTTTCATTGGGTTGTTCCTTAGTATTCGCCATCACGGCGGGCTTGCAGTCTAAAGTCGGTTGCGTCGTCTTCTGCCGCCCACATACCTTCGCGGGCGCAATCATCGAAGATGTCGTTCATGAGCTTTTCATCACGATTTAGCATGGTCCACACGGCACATGCAATCGGTTCGTTGTCCTTGTCCTTTACAAAAATAACTTCCGTGCGCTCTTCATTTTCTTCGTCAAGGTTCACTACGCGCACAAGCTCAAAGGAATCAATGAAGGGCATATCATCCACATGGTCAATGAGGATGTCTAGCTTGCCATACAGGTAGATGTCTGGCGTGAGCGCATGTTCGTCTAAGGTGTACTGGATTGGGCTCAGGTTCATTTTGCTCTCCTGTGGTAGGATGCATAATGCATAGCAGAACCATATTTGGAGTCAACCCCTCTTGACGAAGAATCTGTATCAACGCATAATGCCCCCATGATCGAAATGTCCATCCCGTTCCCTCCTAGCGTCAACCGTCTCTGGAGGGCTACCAAAACTGGTAAGGTGTATCGGTCAAAAGAGTATGTAGATTGGACTAAGGAAGCCCTATGGGAAATCAAAGAACAGGCAAAACGGCGGCGCATATCTGGTCAGTATAAACTCACCATTGAAGCCGTCAGACCAGACAAACGTAAACGTGACATTGGAAACTTGGAGAAGGCAATCAACGACGCGCTAGTTCATTCAGGGATCGTAGATGACGATCATTTGTGCGAATGGATTGTAGCCAAGTGGGTGCCGGAAGGACCGCCATGCTTGATAACCTTGGAAGCTATCCCACCTACTTCAGTCTAACATATCGCCTTCTTCGAATAGGACACAATCTAAATAGAAAAGTTACGATCAAAGACAAACAAGTTGGGCAGGAAGCCGCAACATACATCATGAAGCTTGAAAGGGCATTGGAAGATATTTCCAGATTGCCTTTAGCAGACGCACATCTGGGTTTAGAAATTGCCACACAGGTCTTGGGAGATAGCGATGGGCAAGAGGTCGAACTTTGAACGCATGGAGCGGGACTTCTACCCGACTCCTTTGTCAGCTATCACGCCATTGGTAAGTCACTTACCAGCCGGTGCGCGGTATTGTGAACCTTGTGCTGGCGCAGGAGATTTAGTTAGAGGGCTAAAGTTTTTTGGGTTTAATTGCATATCCGCTTTTGACATAGAGCCGATGGGCGACAACATTTGGCAACATGATGCCACGCAAATTGCATTGGCCGATTTACAGGGTGCTGATTACATCATTACAAATCCACCTTGGGACCGCCCCATATTGCATCGAATCATAGAGCGTTGCGCGTTACTCCAGCCAACATGGTTGTTGTTCGATGCTGACTGGGCGCATACACGTCAATCATCGGCTTACATGGAATATTGCCACGCTGTAGTTTCTGTGGGCCGCGTGAAGTGGATTGAAGATAGCCCTAGCGTTGGCAAAGACAACTGCGCTTGGTATCTGTTTGATAACACAAGGCCGCGCCTATCAACTGTATTTTATGGTCGCCAATCATGAAAATCGGCATAGACGATCAAGTTGCAGCCCTTGATGATGTGGTCCGCAACCATCGTAGCTACATTAATCTTGTGCGCCGGTACGTCGCCAAAGGTGAGCGTCCAAAAGAAATTCTTGATGACACGGAAAAAAGATTACCCGCCGTTGAAGCTGCATTAAAGACCCTGAAATGGGTGCAACAAAATAGGGAAATTATAATTGCGGCGCAAAAGTCTCTTGATAAATGACAATACGTCATATTTAATGACAGCATGACACCAAAAAGGAGCGAAAATGTCTGATAACTCTAATGGCGAAAAGCTGAAAAAGATGATTCGCGAACTGCGAATGGACTACGGGTTTGCTGCTGACTACCTTGGCGTGTCGGAACGGACGCTGTTCCGTTGGATGGCTGGGGACACAAAATTCCCCCGCGCCATATTTCTTGCACTTGAACTTTACAACACAGGAAAATAATCCATGTCGTTTCAAGCTATGGCTTGGGCAGTGCGGCAGCAACTCCCATGCTCAGAAAAAATGGTGCTGCTTATGTTGGCGAACTATGCCAACGACGCAAATCAATGTTGGCCGTCTGTTGGCCGTCTTGCGGCTGATTCGGGCTTGTCTGCATCCAAGGTCAGAAAGTGCATTGTCTGGCTGGAGAAGGCTGGCATGGTGCAGCGCGTCATGCAGATGCGTGTTTATGGGCAGACTGCTAATGTCTACACATTGGACTTGAGCGTGACTTTTAGATCAGGCAACTTACCCCCACTCCAATGGAGTGCCCCCCCACTCCAATAGAGTGCCATATACTATCACTTAGAACCTACTAGTAACTTCTAGAATCACTTACCAGTAAGATACCTGAATAAGATACTATAATACCAAAATCCCCGACAACAGGAACAAGACAATGGAACTCCGGGACTATCAAGCGGACATCATCGACAAAATCCGTGAAGCATTGGCTAGTGGCTACCGTAGGCCGGTTGTTCAAGCCCCCACAGGAAGCGGCAAGACGGTTATCGCCGCTGCGTTGGTCAACATGGCCCGCCAGAAGGGCAAGCGGGTAATGTTTGTCGTTCCTGCTCTTAGCCTAATTGACCAGACAGTAGAAAGGTTCCGGCAGAACGGAATTTTTGATCTGGGCGTGATCCAAGCCACCCATGAAATGACGGACATAAGCCAACCTGTTCAGGTGTGTTCGGTGCAGACACTGACGCGCCGCAATTTGCCTAAAGCGGATCTTGTGATCGTAGATGAGTGCCATGTGGGGTTCAGCTTGTACGAACGCTGGATGCAGCTTTCTGAATGGGAGAATGTGCCATTCATCGGGCTAACAGCAACCCCGTGGGCTAGAGGCATGGGCGCTCCCGGCAAATGGGATCATCTGATTGTCGGCATAACCACTGGTGAGTTGATTGACAGGCAAGCTCTATCATCCTTCAAAGTGTTTGCCCCGGCGCATCCTAATTTGAAGGGCGTCAGGATGGTGGCTGGCGACTTTGACCTGAAAGGCTTGGGACATGCAATGGACAAGGGCCATCTGGTCGCTGACATTGTTTCGACATGGCTAGAACGTGGCAAAAATGAGCCAACAATATGTTTTGCTGTTAACCGGGTACATGCCAAACACATCCAACAGCAGTTCCTTGATGCCAAGGTGCCAGCAGAATACATGGATGCTTACACTGATCTGCCAGCCCGGCGGGAGATCGTAGACAAGTTTGCAAAGGGCGATGTGAAGGTAATCTGCAATGTCGGCGTACTCACCACAGGTTTTGATGCTGACGTTCGGTGTATCATTCTGGCCCGCCCTACCAAATCGGAGATTTTGTACACACAAATGATCGGGCGCGGGCTGCGGACTGCGGAAGGCAAAGAATCTTGCATCATTTTAGATCACTCTAGCACTACGCTTAACCTTGGCTTTGTCACTGACATCCATCATGACAAGCTTGATGATGGCAAGGCCAAGCGCGTTGAAGGTGCCCCAAAGGAGAAGCTACCCAAGGAATGTTCCAAGTGCCACTTCCTAAAGCCGCCAAAGGTATTGGATTGTCCCGCCTGCGGACACCGCCCAACCCCACAAGACAAAGTACAGGTAGAAAGCGGAGAGCTATACGAACTGGCTAGTAGGCATTCTGCCAAGCCGGATCAGAAGACAACCGCTGATGGTCAAAGCTGGTACGCGCAATTGATCCTGTACTCAATTCTTCGTGGCTATAAGCCGGGTTGGGCTTATTGGGCATATCAAGACAAATTCAAATCAAAGCCGCCGCGACATTTTTCTGGCGAACCCGCTAGACAAATGACTCCAGAAGTGGAATCATGGATTCGTCACCGCAACATTCGCAAAGCCAAATCCAACGACAGGAGATCAGCGTGAGCTTGGAACAGACAGCAGACTGCTATTGCGGGCAACATAGCAAGTTGAAGACAGAAGATGGGCGGATGGTTTGCACTAGCTGCCATAGCGTCCTGTGGCAACCAATCGACACCGCACCCAAGGATGGGCCAATCCTGATAAGGAAAATACAAGAAGTTGGAATAGCGATGCACAATCCTTCCATATTTGGAGGCTGGCAACTTTGTTATAGTGTTGGGTTTTTTCAGGAAGAAACGCAAGCTAATATGAGCAATCATGCGTTGCCTTTGCCTACCCACTGGATGCCTTTGCCTGAGCCGCCAAGGAAGGGGGGTGAATAATGCGCTGGTCTGATGGAAAACATGAATGGCATCGCTGGTTCGCTTGGTATCCCAAAACCATCACTAATCAGGCAACCAACCAAGACATTACGATCTGGTGGGAATACATCGCCCGCAAAGAGATCATGGGCAACTATTGGCCGTATTATGTCTACAACCCAGACCCGGATTATCATCAGGGGGATAAGTGATGACTGATCTCTTAATGCCAAGACGCAAGTTCCTCACCGGCCTGTTTGGCCTGATAGCAGCGCCTGCGGTTGTCAAAGCTGCCAACATCATGCCGATGAAAGTGATGCCGCAGCATCTGCATGAATTGGATGGTATTGGCTTAACTAGCATGGCGCATCCGGTTTACGAATGGAAAGAAATAAAACTGGGGTACATCATCACCCATCGGGAAATAACAGATGAAATATATGCCGAGCATATGGATTTATCGACTCGTGCGTTACACGAAGCAATGCGGCAAACCAGAGAAATTCATGCAGCCAACATCCTCAATGGGGGCAAAGCATGACTGACGCACCCGACTCTTTGCTAGTCCACTGCGGCTCATGCAAGCATGAATGGTTTGCCTTGAAACTGCCAATGCCCATCGCTGAAGCGGCAGAGAAGATGATCGCGATGCGCTGCCCTGAATGCGACAAAAACTTGATCTACTGCGGACCCTCACCTGTCAATAAACTAAACACATCCGCAGAACGTGTTAAAAAAACGGGAGAAAGTTAACATGAGCGATGATCTTGTGAAGCGGCTGCGTGACCCCTTTTATACGCCAAGCCTTAAATCACACGCCGAATCCGCCGACCGTATTGAGAAGCTGGAAGAGCAAATCCATTATGCGAATGGCGTAGCTGATTTGGCTATGAAGCATCGCGATTACGCAGAGCAGCGTGTTGAGAAGCTGGAGGCGGCGCTACGTCTCTATGCTTGCGACTGCAAACCTGACGATGGCTGCGGCGTCGAATACTACGATGGCGGCGCGAACTGTGGCCGCACAGCCCGCAACGCACTGGAGGGGAAAGATGACTGAAGAAAAGAAAGATGACAACTGCCGTATGCAAGAGTCAATGTTCCCTGTGCCGCCTGATTGGTTTCTTGATACGCTACAAGGGCTTGCCCTTCTTTTCGGGGCGTTTGCCGGTTGCTTCTTAGTGTACGAATGGTTTCAAGCAGGGATTATCCATTGGGTCGTTCTTGGCGTTGCATCTTGCTGGATAGTCGGTAGAGCATTTAGAAGGTGGATGGATCATGACTAAGCCAATCACCAAAAGCCAGATGACCGATGATCTTGAAAAACTCAGTCATACTCAACCTGCACCAACTGAAGGCATGGTGACACGAACGATTAGGCAACAAGCCGACCGCATCAAGAAGCTGGAGGCGGCGCTGCGGTCGATTGCTGCCAACGCTTGCTGCGATAGTTGCCGTGAAGCTGCGCTTGAACAACTGATGGAGAAGAAAAATGGCATGTGATGAATTTGACTATCATTCAAGAAGGCGAAAAATGACAGATGATCTTGTGAAGGATTTGCGTAATAGTGGCTGGTATCTCGCCAAGCCAGCCGCCGACCGCATTGAGCATTTGGAAGATCGCTGTGCCAATTTATTGGTCGAAAACGGCATCTTGAATAACCGCATTGAGAAGCTGGAGGCGGCGCTGCGGAATATCGCCGAAGGAGACATACCCCGCACAGTCAAGATCCCGTTCCGCGATGATGGGCAATCATCAAAGCATGACCGCTGCGAACACGGCCAATGGTTTTATGAGGACTGCGGGTGCTGCATTGAAGATTACGCCCGCAAAGCACTGGAGGGGAAAGATGACGCTGGTTGAAATGCTACGCGCTAACGGAAGCTGGGAATCCGATGCTGCGGCAAGCAAGTTACAGTCACAATCTGACCGTATCCAGAAGCTGGAGGCGGCGCTGCGAGAGCTGTCCACGGATTGGGACTGCTGCGCCGTGTCGAAGACCATGAAGCTCATTGCCCGCAAAGCACTGGAGGCGACAAATGACTGACGATCTTGTGAGGCGGCAAATGAACGAGATTAATTTGATGTTGGGTGACTGCCTTGAGCGGCTGCGGGAGCTTCCTGACAACTCAGTGGACGCCATCGTGACCGACCCGCCCTATGGCCTAGAGTTTATGGGGAAGGATTGGGATGCGCCTTGGAAACAGGTAAGTGGCGGGTTCAGCGAACCCGGAATTGGTGAGCGCGAAACATCTTGGCCGTCATTCACCGGCTCAAATTTGAATCGTTGCGAAAAATGCAAAATGTTGATTGGTAAAGGTGGCTCTCGCTGCACATGTGACAGCCCAAAGCCAAAGCACAGTGGGGGAGACCGGATGCGGGTTTTTCAGACGTGGGTGACTGAATGGGCCTCTGAATGCTACCGCGTCTTGAAGCCGGGCGGCCATCTGCTGGCGTTTGCCGGAACGAGAACACACCATCGCATGTGTTCTGGAATTGAGGATGCTGGCTTTGAAATCCGCGACATGATCGCATGGGTTTACGGGTCTGGATTCCCGAAGTCGCTAGATGTGAGTAAGGCGATTGATAAGGCGGCGGGTGCGGAGCGGGAGGTTATTGGGCAGAAAATTCGTGGCGATGTTGAAAAAGCAAAAACATCTGGCGTTACAATGGCTGCGGCTGACGCTAATAAAAATAACAAATCTATTTTTGGTTATGGCGTTGAAAATCTTACAGCCCCCGCCACCGAAGCCGCCCAGCAATGGGATGGATGGGGCACCGCCCTCAAGCCCGCCTTGGAGCCTATCACTGTTGCCCGCAAGCCGCTGATCGGGACGGTGGCCGAGAACGTGCTGGCGCATGGGACGGGGGCGATCAATGTGGATGGGTGTAGGGTTGAAACTGACCCAAATATAGATGACCCTCGCCTTGGCGGAAATGGCGCATGGACAACATCAAAGCAGCAAAGCGGCGATACTGTAAGCCTTCCGCGTGGAACGGTTAAATCATCGCCACTTGGCCGCTGGCCCGCCAACCTGATCCATGACGGATCGCAGATGGTGTTGGACTTGTTTCCTGAGACAACAAGCGGGAACCCCGGAACCCGCCGCAAAGCGCATGACACAAATTCCATGTCTGGGCGGCTCAATATAACGGGCGAACAAGAGACAGGCTACGGCGACACCGGCTCTGCCGCCCGCTTCTTCTACTGCGCCAAGACAGCCAAGAAAGATCGTGGCGAGGCCAACAACCACCCGACGGTCAAACCCACCGACCTCATGCGCTATCTTTGCCGCCTTGTGACGCAGCCGGGCGGAACAGTGCTTGACCCGTTCATGGGAAGTGGTAGCACTGGAAAAGCCGCGATGTTAGAAGGTTTTGATTTCATCGGAATTGAAATGAACAGCGAATACTTTGCAATTGCAAAGGCCCGCATAGAGGTTGCCAAAACACTGGAGGGGAAAGAATGAGCGATGATCTTGTGAAACGACTGCGCGCAGATGAGCTGCCCGGAGATCGACAGCGCCACCGCGAAGCGCGAACTGTGCTATGGTCAGAGCGACACGAAGCCGCCGACCGCATCGAAAGGCTGGAGGCGGCGCTGCGGGAACTTGGGCGGCCAATCGCGTTGGCGGACCCCGAGGGGGTTTACCGGTATCCCGATTTTACGCCCCAAGACGCGATTGACATGCACTCGCTGCTCCTAAATCGGATCATCATCGCCAACAATGCGCTGATGACTGAGGCGGATTTTGAGGAAGCTCGTAACCGTAAATTAGGCGTCAACGCACTGGAGGGGAAAGATGATTGACCCCGATTACGTTTCAGAATTGGAGTATGTAGTGCAAGATGCGCTTTCAGAATTGAAAGCTGCTACTGTTCGAATTGAACAACTGGAAAACGCCCTCAAGGAGATTCTTAGCCTTGGCGATTGGGGAGCTAATATATTGGCCCGAACGATTATTTTGGAGGCTTTAGAGACAACAGATTGTTCTTTAGGGGACAAAGATGAAAATACCTGATGCGGCGCGTGGTAGGTGGCGGGAGTTATTACCGGCGCTTGGCATAGACACAAGGTTTTTGACGGGAAAGCACGTCAGTTGTCCTGTGTGCGGCGGAACAGATCGGTTTCGATTTGATGATCGGGATGGTTCTGGATCTTTCTTCTGTTCCCAGTGTGGTGCTGGGGATGGGTTCACATTGGCGATGAAAGTCACTGGCAAGTCTTTCCGACAGGTGGCTGATTCCATCGCATGTGAGCTGGGTATATCCAATACTTTGAACCAGCAACATTCAGCCAAGCCTAAAAACGATCAGCGAAGGCTCATGCAATCAGTCTGGGACGGGGCCGTAGAGCCGGAAGAGGGTTCCCCGGTATCTCTTTACCTACAGAACCGTTTTGGCTGCCAGTGGCCTTCTAAAGCCCTTAGAGAGCGGTGCGACAAAATAGCACTGATCGCCAAGATCGCTGGATCAGACGACAAGCCAGTGAATTTACATGTGACCTACCTGACCAAAGATGGCCAAAAGGCTGACATAACCCCTAATCGAAAGGTCTTGCCGGGCAGCTTGCCAGAGGGTTGTGCCATTAGGCTTGCGCCCGCTGCTGGCATTATGGGGGTAGCAGAGGGCATTGAAACTGCGATCAGCGCCAGCATCTTGTTTGATATGCCAGTTTGGGCATGTGTAAACGCCAACCTGTTGGCTAAGTGGGTTCCGCCTGAAATTGCCAAGGTTGTGTATGTATTTGGCGACAATGACCTAAATTATACAGGTCAGGCTGCGGCCTATCGGCTTGCCAATAGGCTTGCTGTTCAGTTCAAGTTGGGTGTAGAGATTAGAATACCTGATTTGCCGGGAACCGATTGGAACGACATACACAAAATAAAAAGGGGGCCGTAGCCCCCTTCCCTGTTAGGCCCGTTCCATCATCGGAACGTCTGGAGACTTAAGCATAGCTTCATGCAAAGTCTGTGTTGTATAAACGCTTTCCAGTTTAACGACAGACCAATTTAGGCCGGTCTTAGTTTTGAGGGCGTCTGCCCGACGCACGGCATTGGCGATGTTGTGAAAAGTGTCGCATATTGCGATTTGCTGGGCAAAAGACATTTCAGAGTCGTCATTGATAAGATAGTACATTTGGTTTCTCCTGTTGCCTTTGTGGCACTGACAATATGCCAGGAATCACTTTGCGGGTCAATAGAAAAAAGGGGCCGTAGCCCCCTTTCTTTAGTCCGCAAACAGTTCGGACTTTATGTGATTTCGACAGGCAATATCTAAGAAATTCTTGATTTCCCGAATATCGTCAATATCGAACATAAGCGAAGCAATTTGTTTGAAAGATCCATCGGTCAGTTTAGCGGTCCAAGAGATTGCAACTGCACCCGGATCCGCACTGTTGGTTTCAAACGTCATATAATCGCCGTCATCATCCATGACTTCAAGCTGATGTGATCTCACAGGTCGTCTCCATCAAATGATTCAAGACGGTACATATGTGCGGTAAACATGTCTAGAAACGACTGAAGCGCCTTCACTTCTTTGCGGTTGATGTATGTGACGACCGAAGCTTCAAGATCATCACATGAACTGACCACTTCGATTTGCTTGCTATCATTGTCAAAGCAGAACGTAATGGTGTCACCGTCTGTGTCTGTAATTTGAAGATGTTGCGTATGCATATTAACCCCCTTTGTTTGAGACTGGTAAAGTGTAGCCGATGACTCCAGCCCGGTCAACGGGGAAACCGCCTGACCGAAACTGTTCCGCTGTGATTGTTTCGACCACCCTATCGGGTATATCGGCGCGCTTATAGACCCGTGAAGCCATGATAATTACTCTTGACCAACGCGGGTCTGCACTGGCGAGTCCTTCTATTTCATCTGCTTCTGCATCTGACCTACAGACCACCTGTATCATATAAGGATCACCAAACTTTGGCGTCCTCTCTTTATCTGTCATCCTTACCCATGCCATTGACCGATTCCCTTATAATGCGACCGATGTATTTTTCTGATTCATTACGTGTAAGAAAAGTGCTTATGCATTCTTCTATCAGGCCATCCGTAACCTCCCATACCATAAAGCATTTAGCTTCACTATCAGTACATAAATCCCACCCATTGCCTTCTCCACGCGGCTCATTACAAGCTTCGATGAAATATCGTTTTGCCATTGACCGATCTCCTATGTTGACCTATGACCTATGACCTATGACCGACCGACCGATGACCGACCGACCGATGCAATGCAAGCGCATTGACCGACCGACCGACCGACCAAAGGACCGACCGACCATGACCGATGAAGCCATTCTTGCTATTGCTATGCTAATGTTTTTTGTAGCACCGGCTCTTTTGATGGGAGCCGCTGCTATTGTGGCGTATATTGATTATCTCAGGCAAGCTCCGCACTAGTGTCGTACCATGCGGACTGCTCCGAAATGCCAATTTCCTCTTTAGGAAATGATGACCAGTCGCGGGGCGTGGGTTCACGCTCCCATGACCAGCGTGTCAGGTCATCTAGGATTTCCCATGACCGGCGCAATTCGCCTGTATCGTATTTAGGTTTCCGAGCACAATCTTCGATGTATGCCGCATGTCCGGGCGTGATTGTTTCATGTTTCATGACCGATTCCCTTTACGTTTCCTAAGTGTCATTTCGCTAGTGAAGGCGTCCATTTCGGCTAACAGCTTGGCTACATAGGGGTCGCGTGTGTCGCGCTCACGGTATATGGGTAGGGTGGCGTGTATATCCCGGACAGCATACTGTAGCTGACCGACCGATAAGCCACTGGCGAGTCTGGTATACCAAGCAAGGCTATAGGGTGCTGGTTCTACTTTCATTGTTGACCCTTCCATCTTATAAAGTCATCGACCGATTCAAAGGCGATAAATCCGCCATAAATTCGGGCAATGACCGCCGCCCAAGGGGCGCGACGTTTCGCGCCGTTGTACGTCTTTAACCGAATGGTTTCTTGTCTCATCTGACCGACTCCACACTGACCGACCCATTCCACCCTGCAAGCAACCGGGCAACCATGACCGCTTGCTTACGTGTAGGATAAGACCCTATGACGTTATTGTGGTGATGTTCTGATATGGTCCACTGGACCGACCGACCGACCGTCTTTCTAATGATGTATTGCATGACCGACTCCTATTAGATGAAAGCAAGCGCGACGACCGCACCGACCCATGCCAACGCGACCACGGCAATAACCGCTTCGATGATTCCTTGCATGACTGGACTCCATTGTGTGCGTCATTGCACATTGACGCCGACCGTAATCGGCGCTGATTTGCAATGTTAGAACGCGCCGCGCAACACAACATGTTCGATAAATTCACGGTCCAAATACATGCCGTGTTTGACCGTATAGCGACCCATGCACAAATCAAGCTTAACAAGCTTTTTTCGAATGTAGAATTGCACAAGGTCTTGCGCTTGTTTCGCGTCAATGTCTGCAATGTGCATGAACATACAGGCAAGATCATCGGACGCCTGTATTGACTTGCGGGCAATTTCCTTTAGGTGGTCTTGTGCGTAGTGCATTTGCGTTGTCCCGTGTTGTTTGCCTATGAAAAGACAATAGCGCGAATCCTTATATGGTTCCAATCGTTTGATTCGATGGAAAGCGGCGCAATTATCGGAATAAACGATTAGACTGAATCGGCTTAATAGACGACACTGTAAAGGTAGAAACAAGCACAAGCAAAGCAATAGGTGAAACATGCTACATCATCTTGAAAAGAATCAGGTTCCGGCTTTCTTGCGTCATGGTTATGAAGGTAAAGCTTTCAAAGCGCGGGCTTGCACAAGCTTCACAATACCTGCTGATGCGGGCTTGTGGTCTGAGGGTTCACGGGACTTGTTTAGTGCTGTGTCACTTGCAAGCGGCTCTGTCGCCACTTTGCCGGGACAGGATGGCGCGCCTTGGAATGCAAGCCGGTCTGAAAAGACAGTGGAGATTAGGCCGGGCTTCTGTCTAATCCAGCATTCGATATTCTGCGGGAAAGATATGGGCTTGACGTTTTACGTTCACCCCGATGATATTGTGAAGCTTGTGCCTCATGATTATTGTGAACTTGCGGAATGTGAAAAGACGGTTTTGTATATCATTTGCGCTTATAAAAGCTTTGCGCGGGCTGATGAAGCGCGCCGCATGGGAATTGATGCGGGTGAATTAGAAGCAATTAAAGCGCGCCTAATTAAATTGGAATTGATGAACAAGGCGGGTGCTATCACTGTCAAGGGGCGAAATGCAATCTCAGGGTATCGCCCAAAGTAAACTATAACTTAGCAATAACATGAAGCGTCATGGTTCACACCGTGGCGCTTTGTGCTATATATAGACTCTATCTAGCATGGAGTCTGCTATGAATCAGGAACGCAATAAATCCGCCAAGCCCATTGGCGAGTCCACTGACAAGGCGCAAGAAAAGCTCAAAGCCCGTAAAGAGCGTAATGAAGCCCAAGCAATAGAAGAGTCACAAGCATGGGAAGTGATTAGAGCCAAGGCGGACGCAATAGCTAGACAGGGAAAGCCTAGGATCAAATACACTGAAGCATTAGGCGACGAGATAGTGACTCGCATGGCGAACGGCCAGAGCCTGAACAATATATGCGCGACACTGGATTACATGCCGCATATATCGACGGTTTATGACTGGATTGCTTTAGAGCCACTTTTCGCCGAAAAATACGGGCGCGCCCGCGAACATGCAGCGCATACATTGTTTCAGGAATGTCTAGATATAGCAGATGACGACTCGCGTGACGTGACAAAGGCGGGGGAGATTAACCACGCTGCTATTGCTAGGGACAAGCTCAGAGTGGATACCAGACTAAGAATGGCGGGAAAGCTTGCCCCCAAGGTTTACGCTGAAAGACTGGCCAATGAACCAGCGCAAGTGACGGTCAACCACAATACGCTAAACGTTTCCGCCCGTGATCTGTCGCTAGAGCAGCGCGACTCATTGCGCCAACTGCTATTGGCGGCAAAGCATGAAGACTCCTAATGTTTCACGTGAAACACTGACACAATGCCATGTGTCCACCGCTCCAGTATAAAGCCACGTTCATGTTGACGCGATGTTTCACGTGAAACATAGGCCAAGCTTGTGTTGGGGGCGTTCCCGTTCTGTTACTGGTCTGTTCTCCGGCAGAACAAACCATGAACAAACCAAGAATGTTTTACGTGAAACATAGGCCAAGCTTATGTTGCCAGAACAAACCGTGAACAAAGCAAGAACACCGCGCAGAATGTTTCACGTGAAACAATAGCCGCGCTCATGCTGACGCGCTCCGCATTTGTTCCTGTTTTGTTCTAAGTTTGTTCTTGTTTTGTTCAGGTACCCTTGACGACGACCGGAGTAACACAAGCTGGGCAAGAGGCCGGGCCGGTCTGGGTCCCTTTTCCCCCCTCTTCAAACCTCCCCACAAACCAGTATTTACAAACCAACTTGAGTACCCCCCCCCCATTTGGGTCCCTTCGGCACATCAAACACCCATACATCCTAGGATGTACAAACCAACCCAAGCATACCCCCCCCCCCCCCCCCCCCCCCCCCCCGGGCCCCCCCCCCCC